CTGCGAATTGTAATTTTTCTTAGCCCTGTCGAAAACCTTTCGGGCCCATATAGAGAGGTCTCCGGGAATCAAACCCAGAAGTAATCATTGACCTCATATAAAACGGGATTATCGTACCCGCTCGGCGTTTTCAGCCACGACAACTTAGAAATCGAAAGATTGTGGTAAGCAGCACAATGAAAGGAGGCGTTTCTAAGTTGTTTGTTATGCAAGGAAAATGTGGAAACCCTACACACTGGTCCGAGTGACCCGATTCGAACGGGCGAAATCTCTAGTTCCCAAAACTAGCGCGATACCAGCTTCGCCACACTCGGTTATATGCCGGTCTTTCCCGGCTGTCAGCTCCGAGAGCTAATGGAGGAAGATAGATAGCTTAAATAGTAGAGTCCAAAGCCCGCACAGCCTCTTTGAACACTTTCAAATTCTTATCAGAGCTTTGGAAAATGTCAGGTGTGGATTTCGGCGGCTTGCTGTGAGTGCGAAGATACGCCTTCCTCATTCTGTCCATCTTTGTAACTCCGATGAGATTGTAGATTTTCTGATAAGTGATACGATAACCGATCGTCTTATCTCCAAGCTTTTTGGCAATCGGCTCGACAATCGGCAGCGTAATGCTTGGCCTGTAATAGCCCTTCTTTTTCGTAACCGGCTCTTCGATTTCAATCGCCTGAGCTTCAGCTACAATAGGCGTCTCGTCTTGTTTAATAGCGGAATCCGCAACGGTCTGTCGCTTCGGAATCATATCAGCAGGAATGACAGGCGGTGTCTTTGTGAGCGCCCCCTTAATTCCCTTCTTGACTTCGGCATTGTGCTTTTCGTTTTCACAGCGGTCTTTCATAATCGACATGAAGATCGATTTGTACATTTCACTTGCCTCGATTACATCCAAACCGCTGATGTTTTTGAGACTCCCCTTATAATCGGTTTGTCTTACAAATTCTTTACGTGCATCCTCAAAGAACCAACCGTAGTTGCGTCCCAGATAATCGTACCCCTGATGCAATACGCAATTCAGAGTTAAACCTGTCATGCTGACGATTTTGTTAGCCAGATCATAAATTTCAGTACGCCATTCACTACGGCCTTTCGGTGTCTGCTTCGGAGTGTAAGACCCAGGCTGTGTGGCTTGAAGTTTTCTTTCGAGCTGTTTGCAAACGAATAGGACGTTGTCGATGGCCTGTCTATCCTGTTTGCGGGCAGTCTCGAACGCATCGAGCTTAGCCATCATTTCGTTCTGGACTTTCTGAACCGCAAGAACTTCTTGGTTCATCAGCTCGAACCTTTGCTGACCCGTTGTTTTGACAGTGTAAGAGCCGGTTTTGCGAATCATCGGGAGAACTTCGCTCGTCACCCAATGTTTGAATCGTTTGGCTGACTCAAGCTTGCTTCCAAAAATCAAAGCGTACAGACCAGACTCATTTATCAACGCTGTTTTGACGGTTTTGACCGGATTCCCATTTTGGGAATCTGGTCCGATGGGAAGCATTTCGAACCGTTTATCTTCTTCGTAAACATGAGCCATAACCGCCTTGCTTGCATTGCTGTATCCCAAAGCTTTTGCCACGTCCATGCCGACGAACCAAGGTGAAGAGTCGATACTCAAGGTCCGAACTTCGCCAAACTCATCACTGGCAAAAGCTTGTATTACTACATTCGCATTCATTTTACCTCGTTCCTTTCGTTTACAGCTATTGAAAAGTGACTTCGTCGTCTGTGCAAATAGTATTACACAAACCATGAGTTGTTGTCAATGGTAAATATAGCCAAATGGTTGTACTCCTTTTTATCTATATTTTGTTGTTGACATCACAACCTTCATTATTATAATAGGGAGATTTGTGATCTAAAAGGTGCTGCTCCTGGCTGCTGGAGGCGATGCTGAGCATGTCATGTGCCCCCTTTTCCTCTCTCCTAGGATGGTTTCCGTGTGTTTGCCTCTTTTGGCCCCGGTTTTGTTACTCCTAGTCATCATTTCGGCGACTTCCCTGGCCAATCCCGGCTGCCGGTCTTCTGTCCTGATGGGGTATTCCATCCTAACAATTCGTTACATTCGGTTTAACCTGAATGCATTATCCATATCGGACAATTATTCATCACAAATCGTGCTTCGATAATAACAAATCTTAATTCACTACATTAGTTTTCAACTCTCTTTCAATATATATTTTTGTTGCATAATTGAGATCTAAACACATCCGTGCTATCCCCAGGCTAGATCCTAGGGGATTACCTGATGTCTGCAGGTGTGCTGCTGGCTTCGGTTTTGTAATAATCCCTTGCCTTTCAGTTCGAGTTTTGGTCGTATTTGGCCTCGTTGGGCGCGTATTGGCCCGCTTTCTCGCCTGCAGCCTTCTGTCGCCTGCCTTCGTACGCATCCGAGTTTCTCGGTATCAGCGCCCTCCTCTGGTTGGGCGGGTTACCTCGTCTTATCTTTTCGTTACAGTCGCCTTTGGCAGCTGCGTAAATCTTTCGACTTACTATTCATCTCAATCTGTCTACTTGTTTACTGTGTTTTTGTTGTGACGCTACTTGCACGACAGTCTCTATGCGGTATCGTCAAAGCGTTGCGGTATCATACTCATTCACCTCCATTGTTATTCCACGATACTAAGTCGGATTCCATAAGGTCAAGCGTCATATCGCGGTCGTTTGACTTGCCAACAACAAGGCAAAACTCGCCGTCGTTACCGCCACATACGCCGATCTCGCCATTATCAACGGCCGGGCTGTCAGCCAAAGCCTCGCAAAATCTGTCTCGCCATTCGGCCGCAACATCCGGGTGAGGACAGTGGATTCTGAATGTGATTATGATTATTCGCCTCCCTGTTTTCAAAGTAGGTCATTTTCTCCTACAGAGTCTCGATAAAAAACTGTTAACACGTCTCGGTAGAGTAATTTCATTACCGAACCATGATGTATGTTTGGAACACAGTAGAACTCCTTACGAACTCGGCTGAGAATCGACACTAGCCTTATTCTGTCGAGCCACCTGAAGCTTTTTCATTCGTTCACGGAGTTCTGCGCGCTGTTCGTCAGTCAGTTCTCGCGGCGCAGACGGAGTACGGAATTGCAGCAGTCGCTTTGGCATCGTGTAGGTTGCACTATAAGCGTTGCGGCTCTTGACCTTGTAGTGTTCGGGGTCCTGCTCAACCTTCCTATCAAACCGACGGATGTAAATCGGGTCAGCAGTGTATACTTCAGCCAGTTCATCTGCAGCCGAAGTGGTGATGATGACCTCCTGCTCCTCGCGGGTCAGCTTAGGGCGTTCAGTTGCCACAGCCGCTGTATCTTTGATCTCTTCCACGTATTATCGCTCCTTTCTTCTGCTGAGCTTATTCGTCATCTTTGCTAACGACATCCTTCTTATTCCACATAGACACGAAAAATACATCATCGCAGAAATCACTTTTAAGTTTGCCGCTCGGATGATCCGCATTATAGCCAGCCTCGAAAAAGAACTTATTGCCGTAGATTTCGAACAGATGGCCATCCCGCTTGCGCTTGTCACGGCAAGTAAGATAATCAAATCCGTTGAGTCCTTTCTCAAGCCTGACCCACTTCGTCGGCACCCGAATCTGCAAGAACGATTCAGCGCCGCATGTGATTGTGAAGTAGTCGTACTGCCGAATCAGCCTAAACAGGTGGTCGGCAGGCTCAAGTATGTAGGTGGTTCCGGGTGTCAGTTCGACCATAAAGGTTTCTCCCCTCTCTTTTGCTCTTCTGCTCTTTCGCTTCCTTCTCTCCGTTCTCCTTGATGGTTCTTTCCCCCTACAACCCTCTATCTCCTATAATCCTCTTACCACATAACCATCATAATCACATCATCACATTTGTTCTTCTTCACTTCCAAACTCTTTTCTCGCCACACTTCGCTGGTCGCTCGCTTGGCTTCGAACAACTGTTTCATTGGCGATTGTTTTTCGCTGGTGATTTTCGTACAGAATGATTGAGAGATTGAATTTGGTTATCATCGAAAAGATGAATTATTGTTGCATTGAAATCGTCGTTCAAAAGTTTTCAACATCGTCCGTGAAGTTCTCCACTCCTTCACTGGCGACACGATATTCGTCCTTTTATTGTACAACCGAAAGTCGTATCAGTCAATTGGTGAATTGTTCCCATCGATTGAACTTCACAACTTTTAAGCGTAAATTATTCGCCATTTAAGAATCGGAAATGATTTCGACGCTCTTAATAGAATTGACTACATAGATCCGTCCACGAAGCCGCTCCAAATTGATGAGAATCTCAGTAATCCGAGACCTTGCAACTCGTCCAATGGGTTTCCAGGAATGGTATGGTTTACCAATCGTATCTACGAGTTCGACGGCCATATCGTCGGTGATAAAATCGAGCGTCGTGGCAGCTTCTCCATATTCCAATTTGTCACCAGTCTCAATGGAAGCCTCGTATGTAATCAGAATCTTTTTCATTATGTTTCGCCTCTTTCAATCAACATCCTTGCTGCCTCTTTCAGAATGCAGACGCCCTGAGCACAACTTGCCACGTCAATATCATTCTGTCTGTAAAGAATCCAAATCCCGCCAAAGAAACATATCGGGTCGCCAGCAGTATAACCCGCTGCATTCTGCCATAGGCCCAGACCGGTGTTATTGAACAGCTTGTCTTTCTTATAGGCTCGCCGCAGCTCTTTCAGCGAAATAGGAATATACTGTTTGACCTTATCCAGACCGCCCAGATAGTCGATATAACGAGCATAGATTTCGCGGTGATCGAGTTCTCTGCCCGTGCGCTTATCGATAGTGTTGTAGACAATGCCACACGCTTGTTCGAGTGTCACGGCTGCACCCTCCTCATTTATTGGATTTGCATTGATACTTACGTTCAATCATTTCGGCTTCTACCAAAGTCATGCCATATCGCCACCGAATATCGATAACGGATTCGACCCAGTTACCAGTCTTGCGGTTCTTTATGACACGAACCTCTTCGACGTCTTTGTGAATCTGTGTGCCGGGCTTCGGGAGATAAGTCAAAACGCTTTCTTCAGAATGTTCCAAATCGTAAGAGCCAACAAATGTGCAATCACGTTTAATCAGATCAAAGATCTTTTTGCGGTTCTGTTTAGACAAGTTTCTCACGGCGGGCTCCTCCTTCCCCTGCTGCACTTAAATCTGTGGCGTATTACCACTCATAACGCAGGTATCGTTGAATACATCAAATCCGTGCTTATCAATAATACTAAGTAATGCAGTAGTATAATCAGTGCCAAAATTTTCAACCAGACTCATATCAATGTCCTCTGCTAGATAGTTCTTCTTTGATGTGAACAGCCATTTTCCCTTACTGTTCCAGAGAATATGGTTATTTAATGTCCAACTGCATTTTTGACACATATCAGAATCTCCTGAACTGTACGAACTTGCCATCAGCGTAGCAAGGAGAGTAACACTGAATTCTTGTACCGTATCGCTCAAGAAATGCGTTTACAAAAACAGGTTCGCCCTGAAGAATTACAGCCTCCGGTTTCATGGTCATAACTGTATCAGCCGTATCCCATGCAAGAACTCTAACTCGGACGGAGGCATCGCTTGGAAGAATCGTAGGCAGCGGTCCATCATGTAGCACACCATCAGTACACAGCTTACGGGCTGCATCAAGCTGCTCTAATGACCACTGCGCTACGGAAAGTTCAGTCATGTTTAGAACCATATTTTGCAGCCTCTTCTTTTGCATCAGACCGTACCAGAAAATCAGAGCCAATCAAATCAAACTCAATATCTGCATCGTTTGACTTTCCAAGGCAGACCATAAAAGCATTCGGCACATCAACGAAATCACAGACTGCAATCTCGTTATTGATAAATGCCGGCGAACCAGCCAATGCTTCACACATACGGTCGCGAAGCTCCCACGTTTTTTCGTCAGTTTCGCATTTAATATTCAGAACAATCATATTGCTACACTCCTTTTATTCCATCTCGATCGTAACACTGTTGTACTCAGGTGTTCGATGCATCACATTAGCTTCCCACATCTTGGCACAATCATAGCTGGCGAATGCACGGCGGACTACCTTGAGCGGGATTTTGCCATTGTTGTCGGCGTAGAATGTGATCTTGTAATGCTGGAGCCGATAGCCAGCGTCTGCATAATCGCCCATGCTGCGGAGCCTCCTTTTATTTCACTTCTCTTGCATAGCGGCGCTCATACCATATAGAAGTAAGAATGCTTGATTTCTGGGGCATATTTGTCCTGAGCAACACACTCCAGCCCAATGATGTGTTTGTTTCCTTGCAGGAGCGCCTTCTGACCCGGCGACAAAGTACAATCAAGCAGGACCCGCATTGCCGGCTGACCACCCTTCAAGATAACATTCTGATAATCGATCACATGGTTTTTGATTCTTGGCGGAAGGGATTTAATCAGTTTCGCGGTGTTCATGTTGATTTCCTCTTTTCTTTTTGCGTGTGTGCTATTACGTTTACTACGCATGTAGTGGATGTGGTTACGTCTGCCTCGGTACCACCAGTCGCCCGACATTAACTCACCAGTCCGCGTTTTGTCTCCCATATTTCAGGCGAGGAACATGGTCGGTGACACCAGATAGGTTTACATACAACCTATCAAAATATAATTTGGGTACCCGTTTGTGGCATTTTTTATGGCGTCGCCCTTGCCACGTGCCAGCGGCGTCGAGATCTATTCGTTTTTCACACAGTATACAACCGAGTGTCAGAACAGTTTGTATCGCCATCTCATGAAAATTCTCTCAGTGGAGTAAGACGCGACTCTTGCACCAAAGGCCACTCCTAGCGAGCGGCACTGGATTTTACAATTCAAGCTATAAACCCTCCTTTCATTTAGTTTCGCTCATTCAAGAAACGCCCCATAATCTACTCTCGTCATCGATTTATCAGTGTGGCCATCACATCAAAATCAAATCGGATTTCATTATGGCTGCGGAGCGCCCGCTTCTTTACACTTCTGTGTTCTGGGCTTGGGACCAGCACGGATTTCTGCAGTCTCCGTGGCCGCATTAGACTGAGCGACTATTGCCGCCCAGTCCCCTCTGCGAATACTTTGTTTAGGTTAGTCTTCCGAACAGTTGCACCACAAGACGTCCTCAATAATATCATCGAAGATGTCGTTTGTCGTGCCATTGGAATTCATTACCAAAGTAACCTTTTGGCCAATTTGGCAATCATAACCAGTTGCACACCAGACTTCACCACTCTCATCAACGATATTCAGAACTCGCGTACCATTTTCATAGTATGTCGCGCTGACAGTACCACTGAGAATGTATCTGCCCGCCGGGTTAACCGTGAGCGACTGAACCAGACTGGGATTTGCAGACACGAACGACGCCGCGCTTACGCTCAGACTGAGGACGGCCGGCAGCAGCAACGAAATCGACAATGTTTTTAACCATCTCATCAGAAACACTCTCCTTGTTTGTCTTCATCTGAACTGCGGTGATGCTTGCATCGGCCATCGGCATACGAGCACCGAACACGAACTGGGTCTTGCGCCGGTTCACTTCGACCGGATACATGTAGTCCGGGTTCAGATGACGCAGCGTTACCTCGTTTGCGGTAAACAATTCGCCACCAATATAGATAGACCAATACTCGATACCGCCACGCTTCTTGATAAACATGGGCTTCTTGTCGAATTCGTCCTTGACACGATAAAATAGCATTTTAATTTCCTCTTTTCTTTGGTTTGTTGTATACTAGAAAGTGTCATATAACGAAATCATAATCACAACCAAAGCGGCTGTGATTACGATAACATCATAGACACAATCTTCCCAGAGTGATAAAAGCCAATGTGAAATCACATCAACTACATGATTGAACTTGCGAAAACAGCCCAGCATATAGACTGCCACGCAAATCTGATATAATGTGTACGCCGTTGCAACGATGACAACGACACACACTGCCAGAAAGGTTTCAGACACTGCTGCACCCCCTTTATCGGATTCTCTGGAACTGGTCCAAGTAATAAAGAAGACCATACATTTTGAAAAATGCACGGTCAGTTGATTTCGTTCTATTGATTTTGTAGAATCCCTTGTATTCCCGGCGGTCGCCCGTATTGATTGCAACCTCGGCTCTGATAGCATCAACATCTTCTTTGACAGAAAGGATCTCGACGCCGCCATAATTACAAACAGGATACACAGCAATTACTCGTGAGTCTTCGGGAACAGGGCGAATGCGCTTCATGCTTCGCAACTCCTTTCTGCGGCGTCACATCAGGTCAGCGCTCTTGAACACAGTATCGCCGCGACTCAGAGAAACCCGAGTAGATTTGCGGCTTAGCTTCATGTCAAGGCAAGCCTTTTTATAAGCAAGGAAAGCATCGTATTCGCTCACGTACTCATACTCGAGAGTCTTATTGGGGGTTTCAATACGAAGAATGAAGTGCGGTGCGGTGACAGCTTTTTCCTTTTCGAGTTGCCGCAAGGCTTCTTCGATTTGGTTGATTGCGGCAGAGACACGATTTGCTGCAAGACGTAGGCCCAGTTCTGATGCGACACAGGGATACAGCTTGAATACTGCTTTCACGTACAGATAGACATCTACGGCCTCATCGAGTTCTGTATTCAACTCGTCGATTCGATTTTCGATTTCATTCATACTACTGCGTGCTCTCCTTTACACTTTGATTTTCAACGGGCGATAGTAAAAACCATTGCCACCAGAAGCTATCGCCTTCTTTTCGAGGCGATGGAACTCTTCGATAGCGGTTTCTTCAGTTTCATGCGTCTTGATGTCCTGAGCATCAAAATTCATGTCACTGATTTCATCGTCACCGAAGCATTCAATCATCATCGTAATGAACATGAAAACTCCTTTCCATCCAGCGAAACACCTTAGCTGCGGTCTTGGGGTTCGCTTCGAGGTATTCCATCAGGCCGTACCCGATTGCACCGAGTACGAGTAGCCAAACGAGCGGACTCAGACATTGCGCCTGATAGCTAGTGTATCCACCCCCGGCGGTCAGAATCCATTTCATATTGAAGTCTCCTTTCAGTCAGCCCAGCACGTTGCCTTGCTTTCGTAGTGAACGCCCGCCTCTTCTAAGGCTTCAGTGTAAATTGCCGCCAGCTCTTTGTCGCCGAACATAATTGCGACATCAAGAGCGGATTTGATTGCAATGATAGACATGGAACATAACCTTCTTTCATACTGTTGTGCTACATGCTGTGCTTACAAGACTCTTTTTGACGGGCAACAACGTTTGTTCATTGTTACTGCGAGAGCCGCAGCGGACAGTGCGTCGTGCAACATTGCACGGGCGTTCACGCCGTAGACGCCTGAAATTGAATCTAAGGACGCTTTGCTCCACTTGTTGTCTACCATGGCATCGTCCATAGTGCCATAACAGCCGCCCCATCTACGACTGTCGGAACTGTCGATAGTCCAACCGATTCTGCTGCCAAAATCGCCGCAAGACATATCGTCCACGGTGACGGTAAGATACTCACCGTTTTCGAGGGCAACAAGGATGCTTCCGGACGGCTGAGAGTATCCCCCTCCGTTATTTGCCGTATCGGGATTTGCGTAAGGGTTGGTTTCGCATCCCCAAAAACTAATCATGTGCGCATTCATAATGATTCTCCTTTCCTGTGTGTGTATATTGTACTGGTAGCGGTATACTATCTTCCCCGTGACCGCCAATCGCACGGCATACTGCGTAGCGCTGAGTTACAACGTGTGCAGCTGAAGAAAAGAGGTAAAAAGAAAACGCCACATTTTTGGTGTGACGAGTACGCTCAATCACTTATGTTTGCCAGACTTAATCGGAAACTGAGGGGTGAGAGGCCGACGATCGCTGTTGTCAAAATTCAAACCCATTCCTGTGCCGTCCATGTATGTTTGCAATGAACGATTAAGGGCTTTCTTTTTGCCATTCATTTCAACACACTCTCCATAAAGAGAGCAACTGAGCTTGGAATATTCGCTGGTACTCATGGACGATTGACTGTATTTCATTTTGAATTTTTTACGACGAATGCAGTCAGGATTGGATGCCTCTTTATGCCAAATCTCGGAATCTTTTTTCATTTCATCCCGGTCTGGGTTTACCATTTTGGTTTCCCAGTTATAAAGTTTGACACACTTGACTCGTGCTGCATCGATAATATGCGAAACGATTTCCTTGCTGGGCATATCGTCCCATCTGGTTTTCGTTTTCATATCACGGTGCTTGAGTCGCATTTCTTTCGTCTGAGGGTTAAAACGCGGCTCTGCGACAAATTCATAGTGGCCAAAAGTGCCATACAATCCCATATACGGCACTTTGCATCCGTTGTACGTCATACCCTTGCGGTTGACACATTGGATGACTATCCCGTTTTTGTCCTTGTACATCAAAGACGACCCCTTTCTTTTCTTTCGGACTCTTAGTTCAAAGCCCCTACGCCACGTCAAGGCGTTCCGATTGTAGGGGTGAGCAGTTTAACGTCATGCCCGGGACAGCAGATGTTATTTAGGATTTCATACCCGGCGGGTCTCCTTTTTCAGAGAATGATTTCGTGCCCCAAAACAGCTGCTCTAACGACAGCTCCATTGTGATACAGGCGGACTTCGTCATAGAATGGTTTATCGTGCCATTTACTAGAAACGCTTCTTTCGAAACGCTTCGTTGCATACTGTTCATTGTCAATTCTGAAAGGGCAAGTAGGAATGTCGGCATGAGTAACGATAAGCCACTTTCTCGCCATGGGCAAGATTACAGGCTCATCATACTGTTTAACGCCACGAACGGTGACGCTTTCACGAGTGATACCGCCGACCTTGGTCTTGGGTTTGTTGGGTTTCATAGAGTGCTCTAAAGAACCCCACAGAATCTTGCCGGTCTCGGCGTTGATGACAGCCTGTACCAACTGAGGCATATCACAGGCATGGAAAGCAGTCTCCATGTCCGTGGTATCGAGGGTCAGACCGTATTCGTTGAACACGATAGTAAACAGCATTTTTTTGTACCTCTCTTCTAAGTGTGCAAAATGCGCCACACTCTTGAGCGCTACGCATACCGCGTTGGAAAGAGGCCGCTTTGAACGGTGCGGCCTCGAAAGGGTATCCGGTTACTGCGTGTTACTGCTCAGCCTTGGCAAAGAACTTGCTCTTGCTTGCAAAGTCGTACTTGGAAGAGCGTGCCTTGCCATCGAAAGACAGACCCTTGGAGATAGTGACAACAATCTCGTCAATCATGGCCTTATCGCCGATACCTTTGACAGAGCCCTGTTTTGCGCGGTTTGCTGCAATCTTGAGATATTTGACGTCACAGGACAGCGCAGTGCAGGCCGCTGCCAACTCTTCAGGAAGCATGGCGTTCCAGATAGCCTGGAGCTGAGCAAGGCGCTTACCCTTGTTGACAGGGCCGACAAAGCAATCCAGTCCCATATCTTTGAGGGTTTCTTCAACTTTGGTACTACGAGTCAGCTTGTTGGCGTTCAGGTCACTTGCAGTCTCTTCGGAAAGCATACCATTGAACAGCATAACCAACTTCTCATAGTGGCCATCACGGCAGAGAGTTATGCTCTTGTTGGGCATAGGCTCCCCCTTGTCGTTGGTCTCAACGGCGTTCAGGGTCTGATAGTACCGCTCCAAAGTTTTGAACTTAATGAGCATCTTTGCATCCTGCGTGGACAGAGCACCGCTCTTGGGGTCAGTGGCAATCTTGATACCCATATAGTAAGGGTTAGGAGCGTAGGAACGCCACATTTCAGTACGTTCCATAGCGCAGAACTCGGCGCACTTGTTATCACAAGCGGCCTTGTTGTTGTTCTCGACGGCCTTGTTGAGCGTGGTGGTGACGTTCTGAGACTGCTCAGCGGTCAGAACGGTTTTCTGCTCGTTCAGAAACTTCACGAGTTCGGTGATGGTCAGCTCGTTGAGCTTGCCAGCTTTGGCGATTGCATCGTAGTCAGCATAAACTTTTAACATAATTCTTTACCTCTTCTGTCTTTGGTGTATAACGGAACACGGCGCTTTGCCGTTGGTGGTAGTTACGTCTTCCCCGGTACTACCAAGCGTCCGGCCTTATGTAAAATGGTTACAATCGTAACCAAGTCAGGTTAGTTTCTTCTCTAGGGGTCCCGCCCCATCAAACAACTGTTATTCTCTGAAGCTTGTTAATTATCGCCATCTCTGACTTTGGCGTTTTCCATGCCCTACAACTGTAGCTCTGACCGCGTTGTAACTTTCCCGGTTGTGTTGTCCTCGGGAAAACCTGTTATTCTTTTGTCAAGGTACACCGCCCCCGCAACTTCTCCCACGTTCTTGGGAATTATGCCTGTAATGCTCGGCCATCGGGTTTGGGCGCACTAATTGCTCAGATAGGAAACCCATGTTTTGGAATGGCAAGGCATAAACCTTGACCGGATACCCGGCGCGGCATAAACCGCCCACATGGGAAAATCCAAACTTTGCAATTTTCAAGGTGCGACTACTCCCGGAGTGGGTGCCGTTCCGGTGTTTCCCGCTCCCCTTGGAGTGACTACAGTATGCCATACTCAGAAATTTTTGCAACAAGTGTACAAACGTCCTACAAACGCCCTATAAAATCCAAAGCCGCTCCTCGCCTATATATAAATAAGTATAAATTCCCGATTGACAGCCACCGAATAACACCTAATAACGGAAGGTGCGATTCGCCGAAAACCCGCATGAATCCTAGACTTTTCAGGCCATGAGGGGGGCTGGTTAAAAATTCCAAAGCGGGGTCAGTTTGCCTCCTGCGTACCAGTTATTCCATCTCCCCATCCTCTCTAAAACCCCTCGGATCACACCTCCCAGACATCAAAATTCCATCAAACTAGGCACTGCCAGTTTGCAACATTTACATATACCAGACAGTGATCAACAGCGCCTAAAATACCCCAAAATCGTTCCGGAACTCGATCCGGTAAACATCGTATTATCGTTACATTTTATATAGTATTTTACTACCAAATTCACCTGTTTTTATCACTCAGCAGGGCTCGGAATGCAGTAGAAACATCCCAAAACGCAGTAGAAATGGCTTTATTTTGCCAAATTTGAGCATATTTTGCTTAATTTTGTATTGTTTTTTGTGCGATTTGCTTCATTATTCAAATATTAACAACTAAATATTTTATTCCGGTATACTGTGCAAAACTATTGATATTATGCGTGGCTGGGTGTATAATAAGGTATAAAGAGAAAAAGCCCGTAGCATTCTCCACAGCTGCGAGCTCATTCATTCGATTAAGAAAATCACTTTTCAATAGTCATGCCAAAAAATGGAGGTTTGCCAAATGAACTTTTACGACACCTCTGCCCTATTAGATTTGGGAGCCGCTGCTTTTGACCCAGCTGCGCTGCCTTTTCTGATTGCAGATATGACCCTACACGAGCTGGAAGAAATCAAAACCAGCGGTAAAAAGACCGAAGAGATCCGCTACAAAGCCCGTACAGTGACCCGTCTATTAGCCGAGCACCATGATGATGGCAGCTATCAGGTCGTGGCCGTACCCATGACTTCCCTATTCTATATTCTTGATGGTAAGCCGATCAGCGATAACAATGACGCGACGATTATGGCGACCGCCCGCTGGTGGCTGGACGAGATGAACCACAATCTGGAGGACGCGATCGAAGCTGGTCTCACAGATGCACCTCAGCAGATTCAGGCCAACATTGACTCCTTTAAGTTCGTTACCGGTGATCTGAGCTGTTATAATCTGGCGACTCACATCATGGAGCTCCCTACTGAACTCACGACTATCCAAGATAACACCGCCGCCACGCAGCAATATAAGGGTTAGACAGAAGTATCTCTGACAGAAGGCGGCGAGGAAGCCATGGCGATGGCGTACCAGAACCACGATGAAGGTTATACATATCAGAACCTGTTTAATACTCCAATGAATGGCTATCTGATTGTTCGTGATCCAGATACAACAGACGACGACACGCCGACAGGCAATGCAGTAGGCTGGCTGCGATGGAATGGCAAGAAATATGTACCGCTCAAATACAAAAAGATCAGTAATCGCTTCACTGGCGACGTAAAACCGCTCAACGACCAGCAAAAGCTTGCCTTTGATATGCTGCAGAACGACGACATCACCGTTAAGATGCTGGCTGGAACATTTGGTAGTGGCAAAACAATGCTTATGGTGTCCTCTGCTATTGATATGATTGAGAAGCATAAGGTCGATAAGCTAATCTGGATTCGTAATAACGTTGAAGTTAAAAACACTAAGGAGCTGGGCGCGCTGCCAGGTACCCTGCTGGAAAAGCTCGGCGCAGCCTCATTCGCTGGTCCTCTGGCCGATCACTTGGGCGGCGAGGCTGGTCTGGAATACTGGATTAACAATGGGCAGGTTGAAGTGGCTCATCTCGGCTTTATTCGTGGCCGCGACTACAAGAATGCAATTATTATGGTTTCAGAGGCTGAGAATCTGACCAAAGAGCATGTACAGCTGCTACTCGGCCGTGTTGGTGAGGGATCTATGCTGTGGCTTGATGGTGACCTGAAGCAGACTGACGAGGCCGTGTTTGAAAATAACAGCGGTATGCGTAAGGCAATTCAGTGTCTGGCTGGTAACCCGCACTTTGGATATGTCTACCTGAACAAGACAGAACGCAGCGAGACCGCACAACTGGCCGACCTGTTAGACTAAGGGGGCACAGCAGAATGATAAAAGTAAGAATAGACGGCTTACGACTAATGGATTACATCTCTCCTACTGGTGACTGGAACTATGAAGCGATTGACGGTTTAGCAAAAGCTTTATATGACCGTTACAAAGAAGCGGAATCCGAACAGATAGTAGAGCTATTCAAGAAATACATAGGAGAACAAACATGACCGATATTATTTTATCCGTTCAGAATAACGAACCGGTGGCATCCAGCCGCCAGATTGCTAAGAACTTTGGCAAGGAGCATAAAGATGTGCTTGAAGCCATTCGCACGAGGACGGCGGAAAATTCCGCTCTCCTCGAAATGTTCCATCTGACTGAGTACACCACCAGCCAGAACAAGAAGTTGCCCATGTACTTAATGAACCGGGACGGCTTTTCGTTTCTTGTGATGGGGTTTACAGGCAAGAAAGCCGATGAGTGGAAGCTGAAGTATATCCAGGCTTTCAATGAGATGGAGAAACAGCTGATTCAGCCGAAGCAGTTATCAAAAACTGAAATTTTATCTCAGGCACTTTTGATTGCTCACGAAGAACTCGAAGAAAGTAAAAAGCAGGTTGCAGCTTTAGCTACCAAGAACGCTGAGCTTACTCCGAAGGCGGAATTCGCAGACGCCATCACTGCATCCAAAGCGACTATCCTCATTGGCAGCCTCGCTACATTGTTGAAGCAGAACGGATGCGACATTGGGCAGAATCGCTTGTTCAGATATCTGCGAGAGAACGGCTACCTCATCTCACAGAAGGGCGACCGCTATAACACGCCGACGCAGCGAGCTATGGATATGGGGCTGTTTGAGGTTGATACTTCCCTCTTTACCACGGCGTATGGCAACGCGAAAATCTCCTACACAACACGGGTCACGCCGAAAGGACAGCAATACTTCATTGACAAATTCGTAAAAGAGCGCGGTGCAAATTTGATGATACCGGAGGCCGTGTAAACACGGAGATCTCAACCTATGACAATCGATAACGTGATAAACCATCTCTATGATGCTCTGAGCAAAAATCAAGATACTGTCTGGTTCGACTATCAAGGATTCCGCTGGGAGCTTGGCCATGATTTACGTTTTCATCCACGACATATACTTCATCCAGGAAATTGCTCTGAAGATCGACGTGCAGCTCAATACAGTTGTCCAATTCCCTACTATCCTGAATTGGAAAACGAATGTATATGCGAAAGCTTGTTATGATTGATAGAATACGTAATTTGTTCAATAAATATAAACATAGAATTGACAACAAAACCAGAACACTAGTATACGGTACGCAGTATCGATACCCAAGAAGACTTTATGAAGGAGAAGAACATATGCGTGTTTTATTCGTGCATCCAAACAATTACGACTCAGTATGCGCGTGGTATGAAGGATTAAATTCTACGCAGAAGCATCGAAAAGTGACCGTGATTTGTAAATCCCCTGATGAATTTTGGCAAAAATTCGATAAGGTCAAATTCGGCGTAGAATATATGATGTTCTACTTTGATGAATGTCTGGGACCGGCTGATTCTATGAAATTTTTTAAAGCGCTTGTGCCGCTATATGGCGAAGAAGACGCTCGATATATTTCAGAAGAGAAAATGAGATTTACAAACATCTTTAACATAATGGCTGCGAATGAGTTTAACAATTTCAAACCCTTTCATATCATCCCAGAGTGTTTAAACGACGTGATTCGTCAAGCGATGGAAGAAGCACAATCCGAATGTGTTTGCAGGTCGCTATTGTAAGGAGCAAAAATATGGAAAGAATACTAGCGCCACGAGACGGCGGACGTACATATGCGATCTGCGAATATGCTGTCAAGAACAACTGCAATATCTTGGTGCCGATGGGCGGGACAGCTATATTATGTGTACAGGACTATATCAAGGAAATCGCAAGGAATCTTGATATTCAATATTATGGGTATAGGGTTGATCATCAATGCCTTATAGTAGATTTACAAAGCAGATATCGTGGAGAGTACAGTATTTATGTGATGACAACCACTTGCCTTCCCGATAATTATCGTAGATTGCACTTAGAAGATAAGCCACTTGTCGTCGATGATATTGACCGATGTTTTAAACTCATGTGTTTTCCGAACGTGCAAATCGATGCCTGTTCTCTGATGACATACGATCCAAGCGAAGTTGCGCTTACACCGCCAGCTGTGCTACAGAGCGAGTGCGTCTGCGACAGCCTGATATAACAACAGAGGTACTCGATAATGAATAAAATTGATGCACTGCGTGATGATTGTCTACAGTTGAAATATGGATATCCAGACGACAATGATAGCGAGTTTACTTTTGATTGTACTAAATCTGGTTTCAAATAGAGTCAACCTACTGATACTACATTGTGGACTTCAAACGAAATGATATCTTATATTGACGAAAGTGGAATCGAGCGTCAAGCTATGGCAGAAATAAAATTCTATGGATATATGCATGACCTGATTTTTACAGTAGAGATTTAAAATGAGGATACAGAGAACGAGTGTATCTGCGAATCACTTCTATGAGGTAAAGTATGGAAAACGAATTACTGATACCAAATGATAAGATATATATAATTCCAACAAATCAAGGAAAGCCCGTAAAAATAGTGCTTGAAAACGGCTCAAGCATAATGACGGCAGATTATAGCGATTCACATCACACTATTCAATTCGATAAATGGGCTGATTATAACACCATGGTTATTAGTGGAACTTTACAAGAGTTTATCGAAGATTATGTATCGAAAAATTTTCCAGAAGAACATACGGTATCGATCTATAACGAATGTGTTTGTGAAAGTCTATTATGACAGGAGGTGAGAATTTTGGACGAATCAGAAGTAACGATTGTGCCAGATATTGTCGCCAGACTTGATACTATAGATAATCTTATTTATACAACACGAGAGACTGTTGGAAACGCCTGTGAGCGTGCAAACAGAGCGAATGATATGTCTCAATTTGTAATGAGTTATACTGACACTATGAAAACAACAGTAGACTCATATGAAGCCATTATCGAACAGCTACAAGATAGAATTACTAAAATCGAGCACAAAATAGAACAATTAACAGGGCCTTGTTACTGCGAGTCCCTTCTATAAGGAGAGAATATATGAAAGAAGAAAATTTTTCAAAAGAGGACATTTATAATATTGGGTTTGCCATAGTTGACGCAGTGCGCGATTATGCCGTCACATACGAAGACATTATCGATGCAATTCAAGTTTATGCCGAGTGGCAGGAGCTGATTGGTGGTGCCTCGCTTTATGATACGCTTTGGATGGAGGATGGCACCCCGATGGCCCCTTCCCTGACGCGATATTTGTATCACAAGCTATACGGGTTGGAAGAATATGAAAATAACGAGGAGGATTATGACGATGAGTGACCGCAAGCGAGACAAAATTTCGAAGAGTACATATATGCGCGAGGCCCGCAAACAGCGTATGATTGAGAATCAGTTTTTGTATGAAGTCGAGAAGGCACAGGAAAGTGATGAACGGCAGAAGCAGTCAGAACGGCGGAGACCACATAAGTATGATCGCTGGGACGATGAAGACTAAGGAGGACGAAGTGTTATGGACAAGGAACCAAAGAGAGATGAAGCGGAGCAGGATGACATCGCCGAGATTCGTGTTCGATCCGTACCGTTGATGGTGCTCGTTGCTGGAACTTTGAGTAGCGTGGATTTCGTTGGTTGGATGTTTACAATAGCCGAAATGCTTGTCGTATTTGTGTTGACATATCAGATTCTAGGACGAGTACTCTTTACGGCACTGGTGGTTACTCCCTGTTTAGTGGTATTCATTAGTAAATGCCTAGAAGCTTATGATGAGATTATGTATGGTGATGACGGCGATATGAGCAGCGGCGATGACGATTCGCACTTTGGAGACCATTGGAATAATCTTACTGGAGGAAAGAAATAATGAAATTCGTTGATTTAACAGGTAAAAAATTCGGGAAATTAACTGTATTAAATCAAGAGGAAGATTACATCCAAGCTGATGGCCGTCACAGATCTAGATAGAAGTGTATTTGTGAATGCGGAAACGAATGTATTGTTGATGGAGACGCACTTAGAACCGGAAATACAAAAAGTTGCGGATGTTTAAAGCATCGGAAATGGGCAAAAGATCTTACAGGACAACATTTTGGAAAATTAACTGTGGTTGGTCGTTCGCCAAAATATCTTAATCAAAAAGTTTATTGGCATTGCAAATGTGATTGTGGTAATGAAGTTGATGTTATAGGCTCTTTGTTAGTTAATGGACGGTCAAAGACTTGTGGATGCTCTCATGTTACACAAGGTGGTTTTGGTAAATCAAGACTTTATGAAGTATGGTTTGCTATGATGTCTCGTTGTACAAAACCCGAAAATAAACATTATTCTAATTACGGTGGACGAGGTATTAAAGTTTGTGATGAGTGGCAAGATTTTTTAAAGTTCAAAGAATGGGCAGATAAAACAGGATATGACGAAACAGCTCCTAGAGGTCAATATACCATAGATCGTGTTGATAATAATGGAAACTATTGTCCAGAAAATTGTCAATGGAAAACAATGTTGGAACAAGCCAACAATAAAAGAAATACTCGCATGATAGAATACAATGGAGAGAAAAAATCTATTTTAGAATGGTCTAAATTAACAGGGCTGTCCACCAGTTTAATCAGAAGCCGTTATGATAGAGGTTGGACGCCAAAAGAAATATTAACAATTCCATTTGGTTGTAAAAGGAGTGAAATAGTTGATCAGTCCTAAAAGTTACACTGTTCGCAAATATCCTCTAAGTCTGTTTATAAAATATAATTACAAAATTCCGGCAGAAGTTGCGAACGATGCACAATATCAAGTGCTCCAGTCTGATACAATGTTACTTCGTCAGATTAGAATTGTGTCAAACAACTATGACGATTACAATCCTTTTATTGTATTTATCGATGCAACTGGCGCTCAGAATAAGCCAAAAGTAGTCCGTCACTTGATTGAGCATGGCGCAAAAATCGGTAAATATCATTTTTCTTTTGGCGACCGCAGCGCTTCTATGATCCGTCAATTTATTTTCTCAATGGTTGAATCTCACATTTGGCCAGAAGTTAATAAGCGAATCAGTATGGATTTGGATTTCAAGGACAAGCCGACGGTGCTTAGTAAATATTATGCTTATCGCGGCCTTGTGCTTTCAAGTTGTCATTGTATCGCACTTCGAGAATGGTTTCCGAAAATTATTGTTGTACCAGATACTTTTACAACTATTCCAAATCAAAAGATTAAATATGTTCGTGACGAAGAAGTCGAATTCGTAGATCAGAAAACCGGGGCAAAACGCACTTGGAAACAAAAAGCAATCGCTAAGAAAGAAACAGACATTGAAATCAATATGTTTGATGGATGCGGTATTGCTCATCCTTCTTTGATGCGCGAAGTGGAGCACCGAATTGGGACAACGGAACGAATCAATAGCATGGTGTTTCGTATGCCATATTTCAAAGGTGTTTTCAATGAAATGGATTATGTTTCATTTTACGAAGAGCGTGGTGTTACCGAAATCACCGACATTTGGGGTATCAAACATTCCGTGACTCGTGATGCAGAGCCGATGTTTATTGCTTGTGAAAGCATGTACAAGGGATATAAATATTTTAAGCAAGACGGAACTGCTAATGACTGGAGCCGCTACAAAGAACTTGCTTTGAAATACGATCATGCATTAGGTATTGCAAAATGGAATTATCAAGCAGATAAAGAGGTTTTAGTTAGCCTAGGAAATTACCAGCTTATCCAAGACCTACAGAATGTTCCATTTGATGAATTTAAACATCTCGCAGATAAATCAGTAGAGTGGTATGAAAAGATCGTAAGTGGCGATCCGATTTTTACATACTGTTTTCTTGGCGCATTATCTGATAATACTGGACCACTCAATCATTATGTTGCGGCTATTATGCGCAATCCAGAAATGGTCCATGAGCCAAGTGTTAAGGATTATTTCCATAGTCTCCTCGATAAATATCGCAATGGATTTAAGTGTGGGAAGCTATTTTTTAATGCGACATTTAAATTTCTGCTTCCAGATCAAATCGCTTTAATGGAGGCTATTGCGAAGCTTCCTATAAAGGGTTGCCTTAAAGCCGATGAGTTTTATAGCTTTGATAGACGAGGTGTTATTTTAGGTGAACGCGCATTGGGACGCAACCCACATATATGTCACCAAGAGCATGTTAAGCTAAAAGGTGTTGACAATGAATTGACACAAAAATATTGCAGTCATCTTGTCAACTGCTGCATGATTAACGTGTTTTCAATAACCCCGCAACGCTTGTCGGGAGCCGATTATGATGGAGACTTAACGCTGTTGTCAAATGAGCCAATTATTATCAATACTATCCCTGATGATGGATATGTTACTATTGATATTGAAGACAAAGTAACTAGTCTTGCCCAAGTAGACAACCTTGAAAATAAGCTCGCTTGTACTCTTCGTGGTTTAAAAAGTATGATTGGCGAGATCAGCAACATGGCATCTGTATATCATAACCGGGTCGCACGTACAGAGGAAACAAAACAGTTATATGAGGGCTATATTGATCTTCTTTCTGTAGCAAACGGGAAAGCTGTGGATTTCGCAAAAACCGGCGTGCTCTACCCTATTCCTCGTCAGATTAGTAAATGGGCAAAAGCAAGTGGAATGCCATATTTCTTTAAATACAACGGTCCTTACTATGCACGGCTGCACAATCTTAGCAAAGCCCATAGTAACATGAATCTACTCTGCATGAGTCTTGAGCGCTGGGAGCGCGGTGTCCGGTGGCGCAAAGAGTCGGCCGGAAGCTTTGATTGGCACATTATGTTCGATAAAGAAATCGGCTATGACCAGTCGGTATTTGACCAGATCGAGGCCATCTTCCTTGATTTCAATCGTTACCGTAAGGAACAGCTTCTCTTCGAAAAGAAATGCCACAATTGGCAGCTCTACAAGAATGACCTCAAAGATAAAATTACAAAAGAAGAAGCTAAGACCTATGAAACCAACTGGCAGGCAATCTATAACGTGTATCGTAACAAGTGCAAGCTGATCTGTCCTGATGTTCGTGAGCTGGCCAACATTCTAGTAGTGCTGTGCTATGAGAAGTATCCCAATAAATTCAAGAAGTTCTTGTGGCACATGGCCGGCGCTGGTGTGGTCGAAAATATCAAGCCGGTTCCTGTTCAGCTGCCAGTTCACGATCCGAACGGCGAGTACGAATATCTTGGCAAGCGATACAGTCTGGCTGAGCCGAAAATTTACGAGGCGAGAGTAAAGTAACAAAGGAGTTTATCATGTTTAATCTATTCAAAAAGAAGAAGCCACAACAGGAGGAAGCTCCGCAGCAGATGGAATGCCCAAAGTGTGGCGGAATCATGACACTGACAAATGGACTAACATATACATTCCACTGTCGTGGACAGGAACTCGAAGCCTCAAATGTTACCGCCATGAAATGCGCGAATTGCGGCGAGATGATGTTTAGCTGGGATGAAGCACAACGTATTCAAAAATTCGCTCATGAATCTGTATTGAGTGAGATGAAGCCTGTAGAGGGGGCACAACAGTGAAGCGTGAAATTCATAATGTTGAACAATACCGAAAAAATCCTTGGCTGTTTGTACGAGATTTCTGGGGAATAAATTTAAAATGGTATCAAATCATGCTTTTGAATTTAGCATGGAAAGGACGTTCTTGAAAGGATGGTTTATGGCCTATACGACATTTTACTGCAATGAAAATATACTACTTGACAACTGGAAATACTATCACGAGTCAAACCTGATGTTGCGAAACCTGCTGAAGCGGGCCTCCCTCTCCCCTATTGAATGCGCCACGATTTATTATGAGCGGATGAAAAATCCCGAGTCTGTCAGCTATGACCGCAGCCACTTGATCCAGACGTTCAGCAGAGGCCGCAAAAATAACGCGCCCATACTTGACGTACATCAAGTTGTGCTTTATCAGAAAGATTTGAACTATATTACTGAGGCACGTCGGAAATATCACATCAACTATGCGCAACTTCGCGTTTTGTTTGGGGTGATATTCTTCTGCCGACTGTACGGAAGCGACACCTTTGCATTAGACACCGAATTCAAGATGAAGCGTTTCGGAGGTTGCTTTGAAGAACAAACGGAAATCATGTACTGTGCTGGGAAAAACTAGGATGACGGCTACAATACCGTGCGTGGCATGAAAGAAATTTCAGACAACTATCACTTGTTGAACAGAACAAGTACTGACGATATTGGATGCCTATATCAGTACCCAAATTTTACTCTTGATAAGAATGACACGATTGCGTACACGTTCAATGTGACGCTGGAAAACAATCGGCTTAATCTAAGCGCTATCGTGCGTGAGCTGTTTGACCCGAAAGAATGTTATTGCACAGTATGTGGCGAACAGTATCATTCAGAGAAACCAAACGCCAGTAGATACTGCAAAGGATGCGCCGCTAAGAAGGAACGAACACGACTGGCAAAATATAGGCGAAAATAACGAAATGCACGAAATGAACTTTACTTTCTTAATATATGAAAGGGTGTTGTATATTTCACTCTTTGATTTTAAATTAAAAAGGAGAACTAATATTTATGGTTGAAATTACTAAGAATGAGGCTACTTATCTGCGGAAGGTTATTCCCAATGTCCATATTACCCGCACCACCCATAAGTGGTATGCTGAGGAGATTAAGTCTGTTCTGACTCAGCTTCCTGGGAATGTTGAGGCCGAGGCGGCTCTACGCGAGTTCAATCGCACTCAACGCACTATCTCCAACTTTGAGATCTGAGGTGCTGAATGGACGAATTTAAAAAGAATGCTTTTCGTAAGATGGAGGACGAATCTTTCGATGAATATATGATGCGGATTGGCAATGCGTGTCATGAGCATAATCTGACGTGGAACGAAGCTGCAGAGATTTTAAATGATGCGACAAGTTCCAATTATGGGGAATGTGCTTATCGAAAGAAATATAAGTCATGGAAAGCTGGTTACGACTACGCACTTGAACATATGCACGGAGACGCTGTGGCAGATGAGTTACAACGATTGAAGATAGAACAGGTTAAGATACGAGATGAACGGGCTGCAACAAACAAGGTTTATCGAGATATTGCACGTGCTGAGTCTATCAGGGATATTATCGCAAGTGCTGTTATGCCCTATGACAAGAATGATTTCCTGAATATTGTACAGTACGAAGGCAGTGGTCGCGATGTGATTGTATGTTTGTCTGATTTACATACGGGTGCTGGAATCGATTCTGCTTGGAATAAATTTAACCGCGAGATTTTGAAAGCACGATTAGAGAGCTACGTTGCTCAGGTGTTTAACATTGTAGAACGCCACGCTGCTGAGAAGATTCATGTGTTGCTGCTTGGTGACCTCATCAATGGCCACATCCATGTAAACACCAGAGTGCAGAATAACGAGAATAGCATCGAACAGGTCATGACGGCTGCCGAGCTTGTGAGTAATTTTGTAGCCGAGCTGTATGAGGTATGTCAGCATATTGATGTATATTCGGTCAGTGGTAATCACTCACGAGTATTCCCCAGTAAAGAGGATCAGGTGGCAGGCGATGAACTTGAAGCGCTTATTCCGTTCTATATGAAAGCACGGTTGCAAAATTTGGCGGGCATCGAAGTAAAGACAGATAAACTTGATCCGACATTTGGCGGATTTAAAGCTCGTAACAGCTTGGTGATGTATGCACATGGAGATAAGGACTCCCCCGCTAACGTCGTTGAACACTTGACCATGATGGTGAAACAGCCTATTGATCTAGTCTTCCTCGGACATCGCCACACGAACGGAATGACTACAGTGCATGGCACGAAGGTTATCGAGAGCGGCTGCGTATGTGGTACTGATAGTTTCGCTGTTGGTATTCGTAAGAATGATATTCCGCAGCAGGCCGTAGCTGTTATTGCTGATGATGGTTTGATTTGTCTGTATGATTGTAAGCTAGAGAAACCAAGTAAAATTATAATTTGATAGATTTTTTGACGCTCCGGATTATGGTCTGGGGCGTTTTTATATGTCGCAGGTGACAGCGCCGGTGTGCTGGCTGGGCTCATAACCCAGTATAGTGCGGATCGTCCCCGCAACCTGCACCCACGAAATTAAATTAAAAAGGGGGTTCTAAACTAAAGAGATGGAAGAAAAATTTGTAAAAGATTTGGGAGGCGATTACTTCTACTGTTATTCTAGACGAACGGCGTTGTTTATCCGTTCTATGGGAATTTTCTATGAAGAAATTGGGGAGCACCCTACTACGGGCTCTGTATATACAAAATTCCGCAAAACAAAGAAGCTGAATGCAATTCTTAAACTCTAGAATGAAATAAGATATCGTTTTGATGACATGACGGATGATGGAACGGTGGTGATTGGCTATGGCCAGAACTACCACAGATAAGAAGTCTCCTCGTGTAAAAATCCCTGATTCTTGGAGCGGTGGAAAATGCATGTGCTGCGGGAAAATTTATAATGTTCGGAAAACTAATTTCTCAAAAACACAGAGCCAATGGTTTGCCGGGAATGACGGGTATCTTCCGTGGTGTAATGAGTGTCGAACTAAAATATTTGACTACTATGCAAAAAAGTATGGCAATGAGGATGAGGCCATTAAGCGTCTATGTATGATGTTTGATTTGGTCTATTCCGACGATATTCTCGCCATGGCTGATCGTTCTACTAAGACGTCTACACCGAAGATCAACCTGTATATGGGATTCTCAAATATTCGGCAACATGCTGGTGAAACCTATGATAATACGATTGACCAAGAGAAAAAGGATGCGCTCGCAGCTGGCAAGACCACTGGTACTAAGGTTACTCTGAAAATGACCAAATTTTGGGGGGCGGGTCTGGATGAGCGCGACTATCTTTTCCTTGATGAGCATTATCAGAACTTGATTACTCGTCACGAATGCAAGACGGCTGCACAGGAGATTTTGTTCAAACGTATCGCAAAGGCAGAACTGAACTGTGAAAAGGCCGACGCTACGGGCGATACCAAGAAAATCAAGGAAGCCAATGATAATCTACAGAATTTGATGGGGTCTGCTCAGATCAAGCCGAATCAAACCAATGATAATACACTAGCCGAGACGAATACGTTTGGCACTCTGATTCAGAAGTGGGAAGAAGAAGAGCCAATTCCGGAACCGTCACCCGAATGGCAGGATGTTGATGGAATTGGAAAGTATTTTAGAGTGTGGGTGCTAGGCACTTTGCTGAAGATGTTCCATTTAAAAAATCCATATCAAGACGAATACGACGAAGAAATGGAGAAATGGACTGCTCATAAACCCGAATCTATGGAAGATGATTCGGCAGACACAAGCCTTCGTGAGACGATCTTCGGAGTTGGTGAAGGCGGTGGTTCACTTTGAGCAGAGAAAAATTAACAGATAAGGAAGTAGCAAATACTAAATCAGAAAAGATAATGAACACAGTCGCCAAGAGAACGTCCTTCTATCGCGCGAATCCTCAGAGATTTGCAAAAGACTATCTTAATCTGAACTTAAAATTATTCCAACAAATTTTGTTGTATCTGATGGTTCGGAGTACAGGCTTCTGTTTTATTGCCGCTCGCGGTCGAAGGCCGCCATTCTATATGAATGAAAAAATTGGGTAATATCGGTGAAGGCTTAGCTGCTAATACCGAGATAAGCGAGAGGATTGCGCAAGGCTTCTCGCCATCGTAGAGCGTAGTGGGTGAATAAATATAATCCCGCCAAGAGTGCCCGATGTGAAAAATGTACGCCAATCTGAGACTGAACCGACAGTCTGATGCAAATGAGAGAAATCTCCAGAGCAGTAGATAAAAAACTACTGGTTAATAACTAATTGCTAGGCAAATCTTTTCTGACTGCAGTTTTCATTGTTATCAAATGTATTTTATGGCCGGGCACGAAGTGCGTAATTGCTTGTAAAGTACGAACCCAGTCTATAAATATTTTGGATGAAAAAATAATGAAGGAGCTTGTACCATTAAGTCCATTATTGAGATCTGAAATATTGAAATTCGAAATCAACAATCAAAAAGCAGAAATTATTTTTAGGAATACAAGTTACGTTAAAGTTGTGACTGCAACCGATAATGCGCGCGGTGCAAGAGCGAATTTGATTTTGGTCGATGAATATAGGCAGATGGACGAAGATATTATCAATATGGTGCTTAAAAAGTTTCTTAATCTTGTTCGTCACCCCGGATTTTTAAACAAACCACAATACAAACATCTGGCTGAACGAAACCAAGAATTCTATCTTAGTTCTGCATGGTTTCAGAATCATTGGAGCTATGAAAAGTGCAAGGACTATTTTGTTAATATGATTGACCAAAGTAAAAAATATTTCTGTTGTGCTTTTGATTATCGTATGAGTATCAAAGAGGGACTTCTGTTAAAGGAAGCTGTTGAGGATGAAATGAGTGAATCAGGCTTCTCAGATTTAAAGTTCGCAATGGAGATGCTCGTTGAATGGCTTGGAGCTACTGAAGGTGGACTATTTCAATTTGATGACATCAATAAAACTCGCGTCATTGAAAAAGCTTTCTATGCACCAAATATCGTTCTCTCTTCTGCTGCGATGGATATTCCAAAGAAAAAAAACGGAGAGATTCGTATTCTCACTGCCGATATTGCACTGATGAGTTCCAAGAAAAACGATAACGACGCAACCAGTATCTTTTTGAACTGCATGATGCCGAATAAATCAGGGCGCTATACAAGCAACTTCGTTTACTCCGAAAACGTCGAAGGTATGATTACTCAAGACCAAGCTTTGAAGTTGCGTCGTTATTTTGATTATTTCGACTGCGACTACCTTGGCATCGATGCTCGCTCTATGGGCATTCCCTTGATTGATTTGCTCATGAAAGATATATACGACCCCGAAACCGGTGAAACCTATCCTGCTATTAGCTGTTGCAACAATCCCGACGTAGCCGATCGTTGTTCTGATAAAAATGCTAAGAAGGTTATTTGGGCCATTATGGGCAGCTCACAGTTTAACAGTGACGTGGCCATCGGGCTCCGTAGCGGTTTCCAACAGGGACGTATTCACCTTCTGCAAAGCGAGTATAGCTGCGAAGATCAATTACGCAAACTCTATAAAGGTTACGATAAGATGTCTCCCAGCGAACGAGCCGCGCTACAGATGCCGTATATCAATACAGGCTTGGCCGTAAACGAACTCGTTAATCTGGGGTATGAAACAATAAACAATGTAATTAAGGTCAAGGAGAAATCCGGGTGTCGTAAAGACCGCTACTCTTCCCTGTCTTATAACTACTATATCGCTCAACAAGTCGAACGTAGTATGGAAAAGAAAAACAGGAGACCCACTTCTCTCACGTTTGACTTTAGAGCACCGATATTAAGGAAGGGAGGTCTGTAATGGCTGAAGATAAAATGCAGAAAAAGGTCCGTGTGACAAATGCAAAGGACGGCAAGAGTTCTTATATTACATATCAGGACCTTCTCACCGGTGTTTATGCTAATCTATCCAAGATTGGTATTCGCAACCTTGAATCAACATCAGAAACAAATCCGACATATACCAAATACACTAAGGATCAGCTCGTTACATATCTTGGTAATCCCGCCAGCTATGAAAAGCAGCTTCGAAAGATGAGCAAGTATCTGTTCAATATTTCGAATTACTACCGCCGACTGATTCAATATTTTGCAAATATGTCCACGTTTTCTTATACTATTTCTCCTTATAGGCTTGATCGTTCTAAGACGGTTAATGCGAACAAGTTTAAGAAAGCGTATTATTCTAGTGTTACTGCAGTCGAACTTATGAATTTGCCACACGAAGCAACGAAAATGTTTACCATCGCATTCCGTGATGATGTTTATTATGGATATGAGTGGGAAACAAACGATAGTGTGGCTTTTCAAAATCTTGATGCAGATTATTGTAAAATCAGTAGTATTGAAGATGGCGTATATAATTTCGCGTTCGATTTCTCATACTTCGATTCAAATCAAGATAAATTGCCAAACTACCCACCTGAGTTCCAAACTATGTACAACACATATAAGACAAATACTCAGTTGTACAAATGGCAGGAGCTCGATAGTACAAAGTCTATTTGTATCAAGGTAAATGAGCACGATTATATTCCGATTCCCCCGTTTGTGAGTCTGTTTAGTGCTTTGGCAGATATTGAAGATTATCGCGCAATCAGTAAAAATGCGAGTGAGACTAACAACTACAAAGCTCTCGCTATGGAAATTCCGCTTGGCGACAATGGCGAGTTTCTTATTGATTACAACGACGCTAAAGAGTTCTACGACATGATGACGAATGTTTTACCGCCAAATATCGGCGCAATCTTGACGCCTATGAAGCTTACCGATTGGAACTTCGAAAAGAGCGGCGTCAATAGCGACACGAATGAAGTTGCAAAGGCAGAGGCTACATTTTTTACTACAGCCGGTGTTAACAAGATTTTGTTTGGTGGCGGCGAAGATCCGTCTGCCACCACATTAAATCTCTGTACTATAAACGATCAGATGATTGTTTTTGCTGTTATGCGACAGTTGGAACGCTGGGTGAACAGAAAGCTGAAGTCTGTGTCGAGTTCTTATAAATTCCGTATCAACTTTTTGCCTGTGACTCATTATAATATCGCCGAAATGCATGAACGATATTTAAAGGACGCCACATACGGTATGCCTACTCGAACTGCTGCTCTTGCAACTGCGGGTTACGCTGGTACTGATTACGAAAACATGACCTATCTTGAAAATGAAATCCTCGGTCTTGGCAATGCCGAGATACCTCTTAAGAGTTCTAATACTCAGTCTGGTTCTGCCGGGGATAAAGGCGGTCGCCCAACAAATGCAAGTAAAGGCGAGGGGCTATCTGACGCAGGCAATGTAAGCGCGGATCGACAGGAGGGCTGATATGGAAGAAGAGATTTTTGAAATCATCGTTCATGGGTCTCACGCCGCCGGGATGGCTAAGTTTCTGACTGATCGAGGAGCGCTGCTGCTTCGAATAGATCCGGTAAACAAATATGTCTTTATTAACGATAATATATTTAAGAATGCTCTGGCTGAGTTGCAAATTGCGATTCGTCAGGGCTTTTATTTTGATGACGAAACGGAGGTGAAAACAGGATGAAAGAGCGATACCCTATTTCTTTCACTAAGAAAAATGAATACTCAAATTCTGATTTTCGCTTCATTGATGTCAGCATTGATGTAATGCATACTGGAGCAAATCTCAATAAGACCAGTTTTACAAAAGACGCGATTAACAAAGCAGTACCGACAATACGTAATACGCCGATCCTGGGCTATGTTGTAGATGAACTTGACGAGGAAGACAAGGACTTTAAAGGGCATGAACATGAACTGCGGATCACCGACAAGGACGTGAAGTACGTCTATGCTGGTCAAGCTTATGGTGTTATCCCTGAATCTTGTAATCCTCGCTGGATCGTTAAGGATGACGGCACCGGTATTGAACGGGAATATTTGCGTGTTGATGGTTTGATCTGGACAAAATTCAGTGACCCTGTTGATATTTTTACTCGCGATGGTACGAAAAATCACAGTGTTGAGCTGACTGATATGGCTTGTGGCCCCGCAGATAAGAACGGAAACGTTCCTGTGGGGTCTTTTAAATTTGACGGTTGCTGCATCCTGTCTACGACCGATCCAAGTATTAAGCCCGCTATGACCGGCAGCTGCGTTACTGCCAATTTTTCTGTTGAAGACATCACTTCACAGATTCGAGAGCGGCTCTATGAGTATCAGGCTCTTCAGCAGAATTACACTGCACAAAATGAAAATCCATCCGATGAGGAGAAAGGAGATATAACACCGATGAATGAAAATGAGAAGAATTCGGTCGTAACAGAGAACACCACGACCAAGAATCCCGAGATCGAGACTCCTCCGGCAGAGAATGCCGTGCAGGAGCCAGAGACCCAGACCACCGAAATTTCTGTTCCCGCAGAGGGTGAAGGCGAAACTCCTGTAACTAACAATAGTGTTGCTAATGCGGATGAGGGCACAACCGCTCCCACTGAAAATACTGCACCGACTACAGAAGGCGAACCCGCTGGAGCACAGGAATTTACTCTGACCATTATGCAGTTGACCGACGAGGTTAGCTCTATTCTGGCCGAACAGAAGACTCCCTCCAAGTGGGACCCCGAATATATGGTTCCCCGCTATTGGATGAACGATATTCAGGATAACGAGGTTATCGTCATGGACTACTCCACCTATAAGCTGATGGGTATTCCCTACTCTATGAACGGTGACAATGTTGTTTTGGATTTCGAAAACGCTAAGCGCAAGAAGGTGTCTTATATGGATTGGGACGAGGGCGAAGTTCTGTCTGGTATTACCGCAGCTTTTACTGAGATGAATACCAAGATGACCGAGTTGACCAAGGAATTCCAGTCTGCAACTGCTGCCGTGAACGAGATGAAGCCCATGCTGGAAGCTTATCAGCAGGCCGAAGCCGAAGCAATCGCAGCGGCAGATAAGGCTAAGCGTGATGAGCTATTCGCGATTATGGACGAAAAGCTGGGCGCAAATGCAGAATACGCCGCACTGAAGGAGAACAAAGAGATTTCTTATGCCGATTTGGAGACTAAGTGCTATGCACTGGTTGGTCGTCAGTCTGCTGAGTTTTCTTATGTTCCCAATAAAAACAACAAAGGAACTGTCCGCTTTGGCGTGGGTGGCACCCAGAACGGTTCAGATGTCGCGTATGGTGGTCTGATTGAACACTATCTCGGCAATAAGTAATTTACCAAAATTTAGGAGGTACATAATTATGGCTAATACTAAGCATGCTGTTGTGCGCATTGATAAGCTGGGTGGCACCCTGGATGGTGCTCAGCTGGAGAGCGCAATTTTCTACAAGGAGTCCAATGCCGCTGAGATCGATAATGCTCAGCTGGTCGTTCTGGGTGAGAAGCTGGGTCGCGAGGTCTATAAGGCTACCGCTCCTACCGCAACTTCCACCGTTGCTGACCTGTATCTGACCGCTGGCGTTGAGCTGTTCTATGATCAGACCGTGGCACACTATCTGCCCGAGTGGGTCAACGAGGCTGGCAAGCCCGTGCGCGTTTATGCTCTGAATGTTTCTAAAGGCGGCTTCTCTGCTACTGCTGAGGCATTTAACGGCACTCCTGCAAAGGGCAAGTATGTCGGTTTTGCTGCTGATGACACCAAGATCCAGATTCAGGAGGCCGCTGACGACAAGACCTTTGGTTGCATCGATTTCGTCGAGACCGTTGGTTTTGGCGATGGTCGCTACACCTACTACATGATCACTCTGAAGTGATACCAAAGTTCAAAGAAATAACATAAAGCCGTCCGTTTGATACGGGCGGCCATTTTTATTATAGGAGGTTTATACCATGGCTATTGATTCTAATCTGATCAAGCTGGCTGTTGATGGCTACAAGGGTCACGTCGCCGGTGATTATTCCGTAAATGATACTCAGGAGGCTCTGCGCAAGGCTCTGGTTGAGGCAAATGGCGGTTCTACCAAGCTGGATATTAAGGCGATCCGTGATGGTCGATGCAACGGCGTTTTCGCAATCATTGAGGAACTGGTGAATGTCATCCACGAGGAAGGTCTGAAGGGCGATGAGTTCTTCATGAACATGGTCGAAGATCGCAATCTCTCTCTGGGCGACACCAATAAGTTCCATATCGAGCGTGAGTGCCTGTTCGCCGTCGCTGATATTGCCGAAGGTACCCAGGGCGTCCGCCGTCAGCGCATCGAGGCTGGTCAGGACATCACTATCAATACTCAGCTCCGCGCTATTAAGATCTATGAGGAACTGAATCGTGTTCTGGCTGGTCGTATTGACTTTAACAAGTTCGTCGATCTGGTTGGCAAGTCCTTCACCAAGCAGGAGCTGGACGCTACTCACGACGCTTTTGTCGGTATGTTCAAGAAGCTGAAGGCCCCCTACACTGAGACCGGTTCTTTCGATGAGGACAAGCTGCTGGGGCTGATCGATCATGTCGAGGCTTCTACCGGCGAGACCGCTGTGATTGTTGGCACTCGCAAGGCCCTGCGTAAGATTAAGACTGCTGTTGTGTCCGATTCTGCCAAGGAAGAGATGTACGCAATGGGTCACTTCGGTCGTTTCAATGGCACCGAGCTGGTTGCCGTGAAGCAGCGTCATAAGAGCGGCACTGACGATTTCATCCTCGACGACAATGTCCTGTATGTTTTTGCAGGCGACACCAAGCCTATCAAGCGCGTTACCGAGGGCGACGTCACTATGCTGATGGGTACTCCGATGAATAATGCCGATATGAGTCAGGAGTTCCTGATGATGAAGCGCACCGGCATTGCTGTAATCTTTGACCGTGATTTCGGTGTTTACAATCTGTCTGAGTAAGTTCTATATACGCGGCGGGGTTATTCCCTGCCGCTTCTTTAATTAAATAGGAGGAAATAATGGCAAGACGTGCTACTACAAAAACTGCTGCGCCCAAGACTGCTGCATCTGCATCCGCACCTGTGGCTACCACTCCCGCAGTAGAGATTACAAACGATACTATGGTTGAATGCCGAAGCGGCTGTGCTGGCAATTTGATTTACAAGTCTAAGCTTAACCCGGGCTATGTGGTTGAGTGGGATGATTTTGGCGATGTTCAGGAAATGGAGTATCGCGAGCTTGTCTCTATGCGCGGCAACCAGCGTCGGTTCTTTGAGGAGAATTGGATTCTGATTGATGACCCGGCTGTCATTAAAAAGCTTGGTGTCGAGCGCTATTACAAGAACAGTCTGACCAGTGATGATTTCGAAGATGTGTTTACCATGTCTGCGGACGACATCAAAGAGATTGTTCCTACCCTGCCCGGCGGCACTAAGGATGCGATTGCTTCTGAGGCAAAGAAGAAGATTGAGTCCGGTGAGCTGGATAGCCGTAGTGCTATTAAGGCACTGGAAGATTCTCTGGATGTCGAGCTGGAAGAGACTGTCTAAATAAAGGAGGCGGGCTATGGCAACCACTTTTGAAAGTATCTATGCCCGCTGTCGTGGGCGAATTAGAGATTATGACAAGGAAGGCTACACGGACGAGATGTTTGCGGCCGCAGAAAAGGACCTTTTGCAGTTAGCCATTGATGATTTTGTGGACACCTGCGTTCAAGATTTGACTGATTATGACGAAGAGCTCGAAGAGTTCAACATCACTTTGACTCGCAAAGAACAGAGCATTCTCGCGCTGAGTATGATCATTCACTGGCTTGAACCATATGTCTATAATTCAGATGCTCTGAAAAATGCTATGAGTACAAAAGATTTCTCTGTATTCTCCCCTGCGAAGCTGCTTGAGCAGATGAAAGATTTACTGCAGCAATCAGAACGGAAGCTAAAGGCCGAAATGAATGGTTATTCGTTCAAAGTCAACAAAGTTTCTTCTCTGACTGAGTAAGGTGGTGAGGCTATGACTCGATCAGAATATAGAAAAATGCTGAACTTTGATGGTCCAACCCAGCGTGACAGAATCGTTAAAAAAGCGGTAAAGGATCAGAGCAAGCTGGCACCTGTCAGTCCCTCATATAAAGATGTCACGATTGATGATGTGCCACGCAAACTTAATATTGTATCGTCAACTGTTATGAATCAAAAAATCATACATAGTCTCCCGGGTGAAGATTTCGTTATTGGCAGTATCGTCTACTGGAGTAAGAGCCACTGGCTGATTACAGAACGTGACGCCGAGGATGAGATTACTGTTCGCGGCCGCATTCAGATCTGTCAGAAACAAATTACTTGGCAGGACGATAAAACCCATGCGATTCATTCTCTTTGGGCCACTGTTGAAAAACCGTACTATTCCAATTTGGAAGAAAACAAAGCGATGAGCTACTCTACTCGCGAGTTTAGAATCCAGATGCCTTTTGATGAATATTCTGCAAATCTAAACATCGATAAACGTCTCATGTTGGAAATTATCAATGGAGAGCCAAAAACTTATCGTATTACATCGATTGACCAGATGACGAGTCGTATCGATTACAATGGTGAGCAGATTGGCTTCCTCTCTTTTAACGTCGAGCAGGATCTATACAATCCAGAAACCGACAACATAGAAAAGATGATTTGTAATTATGTGCCGATTGATGATGAGGCTGTAGAGCCGCCCGAAATTGTATACCCACCAGTAGAAGACAATACACCTGAATATGTGTTATCCATTGATTTTACTGGCGAGCCAACGATTCAGACCGGCGGTTTCGGTAAATTATTCGCCGCAACTATTGACGGCGAGACTTGTGAATCAGCTACATGGACTTTAACTGGAAATCATATCCCGGATGAAATCCATTTTAAAAATGCGACGGATTCTGTTTCGAATCCAAAATGTAAAGTGGTTTGTGCTGATAATCCGAAATTGATTGGAACGGTAGTAACTTTAACGGTTCGGTCGGGCAAATTGACCGCCAATGTAGAGTTGGAGGTGATCTGATGTGAATCTTGAAGAGATTGGTTCCTTCAAAAATAAAATCGTATCCAAATTGATTAACGACGATAATATCTTAGATGTCCTTCTGGGAGATCTCGATAGCATTGACGATCCTGAAACTGCTCTGCTTGGTAAGGATGGGTCAGGAAACGGTGGACGAGTATTTAAGTTCGAATACATCCCCGATACGCAGGAGAACTCTAAAACCTTTTTATGCGTTGAAGTTGTTCCACAGGAAACCGATGGTGATACGATTACAGACATGATTATTTATGTGTTCGCATATTGCAGTAAAAACCTTATGCAAACATACCGCCGTAAGGGGCAAGCTGGTACACGTATTGATATTCTTGTCAGTGATATTGATAAAATATTAAACGGTAATTCAGAGTTCGGAATTGGTCCGCTTGAATAGGCAGGAAGTAGTATTTATAAACCCGCGCAACCGTATTATGGTCGAATGCTCGTCTATCGGGTGGGGACTTTTCGGAGGTCTCGCCGATGATTAGACTAAATTATATAGACCATATCAGCCCTCACGGGGCAATGGTGCGTGGAGTCGGACGAGTACACTCTCCTCTTCTAAGTGATATTCTCATGATGGGATATTATCAGTATCAACGAGTGCTCACATTGTTTTTGTATACCCCAGAAAAATATTTTACGGACTTATCTACCGAACTTAAAATGGATAATCCGTAGAGTCAATTTTCAAATGAACAAAAGAATACTCTAACGATGTTTGGGATTCTAACATCGGATAATGAAGCTAGGTTCGAGTTGATTTCGGGCTTAGCTCTTTTTATTTCAGGAGATCTGGAATGGGATGAAAAGCATCAAGCGATCTTGATCAACAAAGAAATTGACAGGAACGGCAAGATGAGCGTTGGCGGCTTTATTGATAATTCAAATTACAAAACGGTCGTACAAGTAATCCTGCAGCTACTTGATATTTCAGTTGATGATATGCCAGAAGAATCACCAAAATTTCGATCCGAAAAAGACCGTTTATTCTGGGAAAAATTTCAAGCAAAGAAAAAGATGTTTGCGCAAAACAAAAAGGCAGACCCGAATTTCGAGCTGCCCAATATGATTTCTCTGCTTTGCACTTTTCATCCAAGCTTGAACTATTCGAATATTTTCAATCTCACGATTGGTCAGATTCGAGATACGTTCTCACAACTATTAAAAGCAAAACAACTAAGTATTGCTGAAATGAATTATTCCGTTTGGGGCGGTAAATATGATCCGTCTCAGTGGGTAGAGCGAATTGATAAAGAAAACGAAAATATAGGAGGATAACAACTATGGCAAATAAGAATGCTAATTTCGCCAACCGCGAAGTCGCCGATCTGATGCTGCTGGACTATTCCACTAAGAAGATGTTCCTGAATGTCGATTGGGCTAACGTCACCTCTACTTCTTTTGAGGGTGACCGTGTGTTCGCTACTGGTGGTCAGGGCGCACCCAACCGTGTGCAGTTCGACGGCTCTCGTACTGGTACTCTGACTATTGAGGCTCAGGTCTATCCTGTCAAGGTCTTCCAGATGCTGTCCGGCAACGATCTGGGTAAGACTGCCAACTTCCTGAAGCGTGAGAAGATCACCGCTGCCGACGCCACCAAACTGACTCTGACTGAGGATGCTGCCGGCACTTATGTTCAGGTATTTAAGGCCGATGACGATCTGGGTACTGAGCTGGAGGCTACTGTCTCTGGTAAGGAGGTTACTGTCACTGTCGAGAGTGGCACTGAGTACATCGTCTATTACTACAAGGCAGCTTCCAAGCCTCAGGTGGTCACTCTGGACACCAAGCACTTCCCTCGTGCATATCACGTCGAGGGTTCTATTCCCTACAAGACCGAGGACGATGTCATTGTCGAGGCACATCCCGTCTGGTACAAGGCCGTTCCTCAGGCAAGCTTCGAGCTGTCCTGGCAGAATACCGGTGATCCCGTCTCTCTGACTATGACTTTCGACGTTCTGGCCGACTCTGAGAACCGCATGTTCGACCTGATCTTCGAGGGTGCTGAGGGCTGATTTATATAATACCCATACCGAGGTAGAGTCTTTCGGGGCTCTACCCCTTTTATGAGCGCACGACTGATAAATAGTCGCGCGTTGATATGAGGAAACTCACAAAAGAAGAACACCCACACAGCGGACCAGCTCTCTAATTTGCATAGAGGCTTCAGTGATCGTTCGAGTAGTTTGGCCCCATTTACGCCTGTGGCTGGCTTAAAGTCTTCGCCGATGCCAAGATGGACATGACACTAGCAATAAGACCGATAATCAAACAAATCGTTTCGAAATCAATCTCCATAGGGTCTCCTTTCTACCAGCAGGTGTTGGCTACTGGATTTCCGGGAAGCCCCTATGATAACGTCCACATGTTTAAATAAGCCCCAAAAGGGGTGTGCAGGTGTTCTTCAAGTTTGAATTTTACCACATCCAAAAAGGAAAAGGAAGTGTTTATTATAAAAGTTTTAGCTTTTGACCAAGCGCTGATAAAAACCGGCGTTTGTACGTTAGACGACGGAACTGTATATCACTCGCTTATTGATCTGAGCAAGATAAAGAATGCAGATGAACGACGAGCTACAATGCGTCATATGATTCAGAGCCGAATCAAAAACAATCACCCCGACCTTGTCGCAATCGAGGACGTTGCGCTACAGAGCTCGGCCAAGACGGTTATTCAGTTGGCTCAGTTACAGGGCGCAATTATTGGCGCATGTGAAATGTTCAATATTCCTTATGAGATTTTGCGACCTTCTGAGTAGCGAAAAATACTTGGATTTAAGCAAGGACGACAAGTAAAACGACCTGAACTAAAACAGCAGGCTATTGATTATGTAGCCAATCATTATGGAGAGGTTGTTTCATCTGACGAAGCTGATGCGATGTGTATTGCAAAGGCCGTGCAGTTGAAGCTTAAACAAAATAAAATTACACAGGAGGACTAATATTATGGAAGCAAAGAACAATCTGACGCTCAAGGAGCGCATGGATTTCGTCGATGGTGTTGTGGATCTGGCAAAGACTGGTGGTCAGTATGATCCAGCACTGTATGATTACGCATTCCGCATTACAGCTGTTGTGTATTTCACTGATGCGACTGTTAAGGGAATGAATCAGGATCAACTGAGTGAGCTGGCTTTCTCTGACGAGACCACAAAGATGATGAACGAAACTCCTCGCAAGTATATTCTTGGTACATTGAACAAAGCTTGCCGCGAGAAGATTGAGATTGAGCGTCAGCAGTATATGGCACTGTTCGAGGCAACTGCAAAAAATCAGCCGTTTGAGGAGTTGATGAAGCTGCTCAGTGAGGTTATGACTGGTATCGGTGAGCAGTTCGATATGAAAAAGATGATTGAAGCTATCGCTGAGGAGAATCTGAAGAAGCCGGTGCCGAAGAATGATAAGTGGAGCGTTAAAACTCCCGAAGGTGCGCTTGATGGAACGCCTGCCGTAAAATTCCCGGTAACCGTCGAAGACAAGGAGTAATCTATGGCTCAAAAATCGTTCAGCACTGTCGATCAACTTCAGCGTGAAATCATGAGACGCGCAAACAAGGCTCTTAAAAATGAGGTCAAAGATTATGTAGAAGACAAAATGAAATCTCATATTGAGAAGGATGTTTACGCAACGTACTCCCCTGTTGAATACGAACGTCGTGAAGCGAATGGCGGATTGTTGGACGATTCGAATATTAGAGATGTTGTACATGACCGAACTTTGACCGTGTACAACGAAACTCATGTTGAAGGTCCTCGCCTCGATCATAAAGAGTATAAGAATCCGGATGGGCTCCCTCGCTTGTTGGAGAGTGATAATATTCGGAACCCTTGGACACATAAGCGTTATCGTTGGATGAAGCCGCGTCCCTTTATGACAAATACGCAGAAAGACATCAATTATCGTTACGCCGATATTGTAGAGATGTTGAGAAAGCGGATCAATCACGACACAACCAAATAATTAAAAAGATGAGCAGACTTATTAAAGCCTGCTTTTTTTAGATTCGGAGATTGATTGCTCCAGAAGGAGGAATATAAAATGGCGAGAGAACCAGAACTCAGTATCAAAGTCAAGGTAGATCCGCAAATTGATGCTGCAAAACTTAAGACTTCTGTAGAACGACAGGTAAAAAATGCCAAGCAAATTCCAGAAATAGAAGTTAAACCAAACGAAGAAAGACTTCGTGAAAATATTTCTACAGCATTGAAAGATACGCCCGTTACTGTTACTCCTGTTATTGATACAGCAAAACTATCAACAGATCTTCAGACTGAAATTAGCAAAATCAAAAATCTCCCAAGAGTACACATCAATGTAGATGTCAATGATTTCAGTAATGAGTTAAATGAAAGACTTAAAACGGAACTTAAAGAGGTTAATCGGCAGTTAAGTTATTATTTAAAAAATCTAACTTCTAATCGAAATGGGTTGGCCGAAGTCTCTTCTAATCTTTTAGGTGGGAAACAAATTTCAAAGGAATCCGTTTCGAAATCTTTTGCTTCAGAGATGAAGTCCACCAAAAAATCGATAGACGAAACTTCTGATAGTCTAAAGGGATTTGATCAACTGTTATCAAAAACAAGAGGGCTTAATGGATACAATTCTACTGAAAAATTATTAGCTTTATTCGATAAAGCTCGCGAAGGAATTCTAAAGCTTTATGATGGGGTGAATGGCGGAGATTTAAGTAAGTTTAAAGAAAATATTACGTCCATTTCAAGGGATGTCTCTAATTTGGAGAATGTTTTATCTACACTTTATGAGCGTATTCAATCTCCTGATATAATGAAAGCCCTTGGTTGGAATCAAACTGACATCGAAAATAACTTAGATACCATTGAAAAATTCATTACAAATATTTCAATGCTTCCGACCCAAACAGATTTAAAAGAAGATTTAACGGGAGCTTTATCTGGTATCGATACAGATTTCTTTGAAGAATTTGGCGCAAGTGCAACCGAAGCGGCTGAAAGTATTGGTTATGCACGAGAAGATCTTCAAAGCTTTATAGATCTTTGTAATAAAACAAATTTTGAATTTCCTTCAATCAAAGAGCCTGTTACTAAAACCAATTACGACAAAAAGCTTGAAAAGACCAATCAATCAAATGCTTCTGGCTATTTTGACACGGAACACCTTGATAGTTATGTAATGGCTTACGACAGGGCTATGAGTACCCTTGCGAACTGGCAGAGTAAAATTAACGACTACAAAAAAGAAGCCCTTCAGCTTGAAGACAAACTGGTTATCAAAACAAATATTAATAGTGGGCTGTTAAAGAAACAAGCCTCAGATTTGAAAACTCTTCTCGATGGGATAGATGACTCCAAATTAAGCAAAGCAACCATTGAATCGTTGAAAATTAAAGCAGACAAGGCGACAATTCAACAAGATGTAGACAATTTGTTTTCAGGCATTGCTGCGACAGTAAAATTGAAACCGGCGTCTGATACAATCGCAAATATCAAAGCCGAACTCGAATCATCTCTAAAAACACTTGATGTTACAATCAACGATACAAAATCATCCAATCCCCAAAAAGAAAAAAAAAGTGATGGCACAGTAAAATTAAAGGGTCATGTTACTATTGAATCTTCTGATATTGATGTCCCCAAAGAGCCTGTAGTTATCAACGGTAAAATCAACATCAAGAAAAAAGATATTCAAATTCCTGATACTCCGATAGATATTAAAGCAAAAATCACAGATATTGAATATCCTGATTCTGTTAATAATGTTCCGCCAATTTCTTCTACTGCGGATAATTCCAAATCTGAAAAGGTAAAATTAGTAAAAGCCTCTACTTACGATGCTTCGACTCAAGCTATGGACCGATACGTCCAGAAAATGGGTGAGGTTGGTGTTGCTCAAGAACTTTTGATTCAGTGGACGGACAATCTTACTCGCGATTTGCAAGAACAAAAGGATATTTTCAAAGAAGTTGCCGAATATGCGGACAAGTATATTAGAGCGGTCGAACTTCAGAACAGACAGCAAGGTTCAAAATCTGGTTCTGATATTAACGGAGTCGTAGGTGTCGGACAAATCACATCTGCATCGCGGCAAATTGGACAGTTGTCTGCCGCTTCTGCAAATACTAAAAATATCAGCCTTATTGCAGAATACAATGCGTTGCAGAAGTCTTTTGACACTTTTGTCGCGAGCGGAGATCGTTCACTGAATACTTTCACGGATATTGCATCTGCCATTGGAAATCTGCAGCAAAAAATTTCCGATTTCAAAAAAGCACAAGACGAGTTAAACAAGAGCACTTCAAAGGTAACTGAAAAAACGATCACTAATTTTAATACCATGATCAAACAGGTTGATTCTGGTATGTGGAGTCTAAAAAAACGTAACAAAACGGCGCTTCCCGAGTATCAAGATATTAGTGCCCTTTCTGAGCGAGTACATTCTTTGCAATCTTTGTTGAGTGAAAATATCGGCTCAGATGAAAATGAGATTGCTCAAAAATGGGCAGCCAACTATCCCGATCTTGCTGGTAAAATCAAAAAACTTTCTGAGGCTTATGACAGTCTAAGACAATCGGCAACTAAAGCTGGAATTTCTATCAGTGAAATTTCAAATGAAGCTGTTCAACAAAATGCTTCTATACAAGCACTAACAAGAATTGCAAACTTACAAAATCAATTACATGATTATCTTGAGAGATTTCCGAAAATTGAGCAAAGCAAACTTGTAGAAGAAGTAAATGAACTTCGAGACGCACTTAATAGTCCAACCGCTTATCAGCAAGCAGATAAGCTTGGCCAAAAAATGGCAGAACTTAAAAAGCACGCTAAAGACCTTGGACTCGAATCGAAAAACCTTCTTGATATATTTGAAAATCTTTTTGGTCAGCATTTGAGTACAATGATCACTATGACCGCATTGCATCAGATTCAAAATGCGATGCGTAAGATTTATCAGAATGTGGTCGAGATTGATACGGCAGTAACTGAACTCCGTAAAGTCAGTGAGTATGCAGGAGAATCCCTTGAAGAGTACATGGGACGTGCTGCAAAGCAAGCTCAGAAGTTAGGCGTATCTATAAGTGATTATATCAATTCAACCGCAGATTGGAAGCGGCTTGGCTATTCTGATGAAGACGCCGAGAATATGGCCACCTACTCTACCCTACTCCGTAACGTGGGAGACGGGATTGACGATGTTAACACTTCGTCTTCGTATCTGATTTCGACATTGCAAGGCTTTGGGCTGTTAGCCGATCAAGCTGAAGACGTCGTTAATAAAATTGACGCTGTGGCAAACACGCAACCTGTTACTGCAAAAGACCTTGGTGAAATTCTAACTCGCAGTTCTGCCGCTATGTCAGCCGCTAATAATACGCTGGAAGAAACTATTGCGCTTGGTACTGCTGCAAACGCAGTTATCCAAGATGCAGATACGGTCGGCACAACTTTAAAAAGTTTATCAATGTATCTCCGTGCTGCTAAAAGTGACGCAGAGAATGCAGGCGTTGAAGTTGACGGTATGGCCAATTCTGTGTCTGAGCTCCGCAGTGAATTGAAATCTCTGACTGGCGTTGACATCATGCTGGATGGCAAAAATTTCAAGAGTACATATCAAATCATGAAAGAGTTGTCCCAAGTATGGAGTGGCCTGTCCGATGTAACGCAGGCAAATGTCACTGAAATGATTGGCGGGAAGAGAAACGCAAATGCAGTTAGTGCTATTCTAAACAATTTTAGTGTAGCAGAATCCACAATGGAATCCGCTGCAAATAGTGCAAACGTCGCATGGGAAGAGAATGAGAAATACCTTGATTCTATTCAGGGTCGTCTTGCTCAACTTGACGCATCTTTCCAAGCTCTTTCTGCCGATGTACTTGACTCCGGGCTGGTCAAGACTGTCGTATCTCTCGCAACTGGACTTACAAAAGCCGCAGATGCAATGATTAAATTTACTGGCGCTATTCCAATGGGTGCTGGTATCGCAACCTTTATAACTCAGCTGGGTGAACCCAAAATGACGGGTTTCATGATTGTGCCCAGCAATACTCCGGGTGGTGACACGGAACAAGTGCTCCGCAGGTATTTTATTATATCATCGCGAAGCATGAGGGAGTATTTAGTAAAACCGACGAACATGGCAGCGCAAGCTGTGGCGAGTTTGGGTAATTCTCGTCCGGGAACCGAAAGGAATCCGCAGGCAAGCTTCTGACAGAGCTTATTATAATAAAGTAGGAACTCCGTTAGGAGACGCTTCAGAGAGCATAATGTCGGAGTGGAACTACGTGCGTAACAGCGCCGCAGATTCACTATGGGGTGCTCCAAATCACTGCTGGCGCAACACGCTCCAGCGGAAAAATTACAGGTGGTCTCTCCCCTGCCGTCAAAAGTGGAGAAAAAGCTACAGCATTGACAATTATATTATTATATGATACTATCAGGAGGAAGAAGATGGATGAAGAAGTAAAATATCTTTGTGAAAGATATGCATGGGCTTGGTATTTTGATTATCCACATCGATTAGAATGGCAGCATCGATATTTCCGAAAGAGACATAATTTATCTAATGGTGAAAAAGCAATTATGGATTCGTATTATGACAAATGCATGGAAGAAAGCAGAAGACTATTACCAGAAGATGATTATATTGGTCCAATCGAATCGTATCTAATAAAGAAAGAATGATATTGATATGGCTGAATCAAAGACATATACCATCATCTATAATGAAGTGCAAAAATCAATAATAATCCCTGCAATACTTGAACACAATAACCGTATAGCAAAGGTGCGAATTCTTGTTGACACTGGAGCTGTTGCGAGCTATGTTATGCAATGGATTGTTGACGGATTGGATTTTCCAAAAACAGGAAACATTTATCAGGTCAAATTTGGCGAAGACGAAGCGATAAGGCATTCTGTTACTGCAAATTTAATTTTATCTTCTGATATTTCTTTCACTAATGAGGAATTTACAGTTATAAAAAACAGCAATCGTGATTACGACGCTATTATTGGAATGGATATTCTTTCTCGTACAGATTTTTCAATAAGCAATTACAATGGACATACTATATTTAGCTTCCGGCTTCCGGCTCAAGGAGAAATTAAATACGGCGACACTATCAATCATGAAGCAGATATAAAGAACATCATGGATAAAATGGAAGATGGATTTCTTTCGACATGATTCATATTGACAGTTCGTGCGCCGCAGGCTATAATAAAAATATAATCGTATAAACTCATTTTACGGAGGTATTTATCATGCCGAGACCTAAAGGAAGCAAAAACAAGGTTACCATGATTGCAGCAGCTCCTGTCGATTATGCCGCATTGATCGATGAAAAGCAGTCCGTAAAAGATTCGTTGAATGCAGAAGTCACTTCTATTACTGCAAACATCAATTCTTTGAAAGCTGATCTGAAATCCAAGAAAGTTGAAATCAAAAAGTTGGATAAAGAGTTAGCTCGTCTTGCTGAAAAGAAGGACGAAGCTGACAAGAAAGCTGTTATTGAAGCCAATAAGAAGAAAGCTGAAGAACTCGTTGCAAACGCTTTGGCCAATGGCATGACTGCCGAAGATATTGCAGAACTGCTGAAGTAACAAAGGCGTAGCCATCATAATGAACAAGCCCGACTTCCCTACTGCTTGGAGGCCGGGCATTACTATTTGTGGTTGATTTTGGCGTCAAGCTATGATACACTCTTTCAAAAGGAGTGTTGAATCATGGCGGGAAATAACAAAAACAATGGAAGCGCACCTCGGAATCCTCGTACAGAAAGAAATAAAGGGCAACGGAATGATGGTACGTTTACGTACAAACCGCAACCTCAACCAAGAAAGCCGGGTGTAAACCCAAAGATCAAACCAAAATGAGGTGATAAAATCGAATGGATATCAAATATTTAATTGAAATCTTACCGGATTTCTTATCCTATTTTGCTCCGGGCGCTATCGCAATTGGATTATATAATATTCTGTTCCTTAAAAAGCAGGACCATAGTGTTTTTATCTTTTGGTCTATTGTATATAGCTATATTATTAAACTTGTCGCGTCCCTTGTTTGGACAGACTCAGGCAATTTACTTTGCGGCATTGTAATTGGTGTTACTATTCCTCTATTGCTTTATTTTATAGTCAGAGTAAAACCGTTTGGAGTTGATTCTATTTTTGGAGTAACTCTTCCAGAAAATATTTGGCTAAAGGTATTGGATTTTGAGGACAACAACTATATTGTTGTATATTTGACAAACGGAATGGCATACGCAGGAACAGTTTATACAGCAGACGATGATTGGGTTATCTTAAAAGATTATTACTCTATTGATAAAACCCCAGATGATAATTGCAAGCAGATTCTATGCATTCCGTCTTCAAAAATTGAATATTTTGAGTATTCATATGAGGACGGCTCTCCAAAAATCAAAGAATTTTATCCATTTGACTGAATGCAAAACACCTAGAACTGACGAGGTTCTGGGTGTTTTATTTATGACATCTTAGTTAGTTGCGGCTCACCATTCGTACCCACCGTTATTGTGATAGAATTGTTTACTTGGTTTTCTGCTTGCCCAGCCCCAAATAGCTACGTCAATCAACTTTGCATTTTTAATCGAGGTGAAGTATATGAAAATTGAAATTGATACAAAAGAACTCACTGCCCTTCTTGACTATATCAAGGGGCAGCGAGAACCTGTTGGCGATATCCAGTCATTCGCCAAAGAGCTTGTCAGAGGATTGCCTCAAGAAGTTTCTTTGCTTAGTCGTCGTATTTAAGTACGCCAGCTTTTTCGAGAGCGGATAAAACAATACTTTCTGAAGCAGTAATAGAACTTGCCATGACTTTAACCAAAAAATTTTCTTGGCTCATGCCGCTAGTGTCCTTAAAGCTCTCGCAAACTTTGGCAATTTCTTTTTCACGTACTTCAGAAAGAATTTTATTGAACTCTTCTCTGGTCATTATAGCTTCCTCCTTTCTTCAGTCTTCATTCAAGTCTACCATAAAAAGACAAAAAGTAAAGAGTTCGCAGGCTTAGAAGTTGCTGCCGCACTGCTTGCAATGCCACTGCTTACCGATTTTCCCGAGGGTCGCACCTACAATGGACACAGATACAGCGAAGTTATGGACGTTCTAATTTTGCATTGATTGTTTTAAGTTCTGTACAGTAATCCAACAAATAATTCAAATCGCTTCTAACCTTTTGAGTTGCTTCTTCTCCATGCCATCCTGTATCAAGATATTGTTCATGAAAATACTGAATAATCTCTCCTTCTGTATATTTACCAGAGTCAATAAAATATCGGAGCAGTCTTTGTCTTTGTGTCGCCGGCTTCGTAGTTGTGTATCCATCATTATTTATGCTTGTGTGTTGAGCAAAGTCATCAAAAATTTCTTGTGTGCTACTATAATAGCTTGCCCATCTTGCCAATTCTTTATCGTGGGAAGACATAGACGGATCAAACTCAGCCGAAACATAATACTTCCAGCAACCACCCTTTGCAATGAAAATTTCCTTCGTCACAAAGTATTTATCACACTCGTCGCAATGAATGACATCAATAGTAGTCGGTTCTGTAAAACTTTCATACCCCGGCTTTGGTTTTATTCTTGCCCGACATGCTGTACAGTGATGTTTTTCCCTAAAGCACTTGTTTGATTTAAAATAAAATGTGACAGTATGGAGTTCATCATCAGTCCAGTCGATATCTTGAGGTATCTGATACTGGGCTGCCAATGCTTGATCTACCTGTTTTGTTTCAAGGATAGTGTATTTTAAAGTCCGTCCGTCTTTCTCGATCTGAAAGGAATCTGCTCCTGTCGCAGCTGCTCTCATAGCCGCATCAAACAAATTCTTCATCGTTTCGTCGCCACGCAAAACAAACACGGGATATTCATAGCATCCTGGCTCTGGCAAAATACTAAATTCATAATCAGCCAGAATTATCTTATAAATTTCAGGATCGTCTACATCCTCATCTTCTGAAAAGTAGGCATATAATATCGCATAGACTGGATTATATGCTTCCATGATTTCTCCTCGATATCAAAAGTTACTATTACAATTCTTACAGTGCCACTGTTTTCCAATCTTCCCGCTGGCCGCACCTACGAGAGACACAGACACGGCGCGGCTCATAGTGCTGATCTTCTCGGTGTTGGTGGAATGACAATAAGGGCACTCCACATGAGGATGTTGTTCTTCGTCCATTTTGGCGATTGCCGCGTGGAGAGCAATGGATTCTTGAAGCTCTTTTTCCTCTTTTTGGCGTTCACGTTCGAGACAACCAGGATCTGCTTGTTCACGAAGATATTCTGTGTAACGATTGAGATATGTTTGATTTATTGCTTTATAATGCTTATTATCGAAGTCTTCTTTCCCATAAACAGAATCGTAATATTCAAAATATTGCGGAGTGGTTTTCTTCACGAAATCCATCATATATGCAAAAACTACTGATTCGTAAAAGTCAGCTTCGTTTTTTAGGTTAGGATCTTCTTTTAAATATAAGTACTCTTTGTGCACATTGTAAAGCCTTTTCCCTTCTCGTCTTATCATAAAATTCTGCCAAGAATTAAAATCCCAATGATGATTTTTGATTTTCTCAAATGGCACATCATACTTCATTTCACCGAATTTCATAATCTTTACCTCTGACACTTTTGTATCATTTGACCACTGATACAAGTATAAAGGTTGACAGTCAATAAGTCAATGGTAGAGATCAATAAATCTCTTGATGGGACATTGGAGAAGGCAATTTCGGCGTCTGCTCAACTTAAGAAAATGCCGGGCCTATTGCAAGATTTCATGCTCCTAGGTGATTTTAACATTGGAAAAGCAAAACAGGTAAAGGCAAGCGGTCTTCACATTGACAATACTAAAAAAACATACAAAACAGATGATCCTAACATTCAAAATCTCGCTGCACAGCTCGCCGGTCTTGACAAATCACAACAGAACGCCGTCTTTAAGATGTCCGATTTGAGTGACGCGGCTCAAAATGCTACCCGTTCTATTCTTGAACAAACTGCAGCACAGAAGAGTCTCAGCGGCTCCTTGGTTGAAAGTGCTCTTAAAGCTAATGGATTCTCTGATGTACAAGCAAAAGAAGTTATTCAGAACGCACAACTCGTTGATTCTGCTGGGAATTATCTGGTTGTAAGTAAAGACATTGCTCAACAAAACCTTGAAACCGCACTTTCTCAAGACAATGTTTCGGCAGCACTTCAAGCCACAAATCAAACCGAAACGCAATTAGCAGCTACAATTACTTCTACTGTTCTTGGGCAACAAGTACAAACAGCTACAACATGGGCACAAAAATTTGCACTTGACGCTCTTACGATTACGCTTTCTCTTGCAAAACAAGCGGCGATTTCGTTTGGTATTGGATTGATTACATGGGCGGCGTCTAAAGCCGTTGAGTATCTGATGAACCTTAAAACCCGTTCTGAAGAGCTTGTCGAGACAATGAATGATTCTCATGATGCAGCTGAACAAGCCACTAAGGATGTTGAAGAGATCCAGTCCAAGATTGACGAGCTGAACAAATCTTTGAAGGATGCGGACGTTGACAAAATCGAGGACATTGTTGATCCTGCCGAGCGTGAGCGTCTGCAAGCCATCAATGATATGTTGCAGGCTCAACTCGAACTCAAGAAGCAGCTGGAAAAGGATGCAAACGATAAAGCGAACAAGGATACCAGTGCTGTTGTCAACGATAAGACTGAAAAGAGCATTTATGATTTTGAAGAGAAACATGATTGGACTGGCGACTATACTACAGGGAAAGATATTACAAAAACAGAATCTCTCCAGGAGTATACGACAGCTCTCGAAGATACTACTCAAAAACGTCGTGATCTTCAGGTTGAACTTGACCAAATTGAAGCCTCTAGCGGAAAAGATTCTAAAGAGTATGCAAATAAAAAGAAAGAACTCGATGCTCTGAATGAAACTTTTAAATCCCAGAAAACCAAGGTCGAAGAATTGTCTACTGCTGTTTCCGAGCAGATGGGCAATTACAAGACAGATACCGACAGTTTTGCCCAGTACAAGGACGAATATGTTGCCGGCACGAACGCCATGACCGCAGCCACTAAAGCTTTGGCGAATGCGCAAGGTGATACCACTGTTGATACCACTAACCTCGATATTTTCTCTGAAAAAGTTCGCCAAATCAAAAACGACATGGACAATGGCGACTCCCAGCAAAGTGACTGGAAGATGTTTAATGGTCTTGGTGCGTTTAGCGGGATGACTGGTGAGTCTATCATCAATATCGATAAAGACACTACCAATCAAACTGATGCTGAAAAAGCCGCTCTCGAAAAACTACATCAGGTTGCCGATGATAACAAAATTTCTTTCGAAAATCTAATTGGCGTTTTTGAAGCATTCGGTATCATTCAGACAAGTAACGCCTCTTCGGCAGACAGTTATGCAGAACAACTTGAAAAGACTATGGGTGTTATTGACGACATCCAGTCCGCTTATAAGACCTGCTCTAGCGCCATCGAAGAGTATAACAAGTATGGATATATGAGTGTCGATTCACTGCAGTCTCTGTTACAGATGGACGATGAATACCTCAACACCCTTGAACTTGTGAACGGAAAGCTTCAGGTCAACCAGAGCGCTTATGCCGATCTTTTGGCCACTCAATATGCGCAAGCGCAGATGGAAGCCATTTCTCAGGCGATATCAGAATTAAATGCGATTGCAAAGGGAGATGCCGCAGAAAAAGCAGAGACGTTTACCGAAGCGACTGAAGACGAAAAGAATAAACTTGAAGCTCTTGCTCCTGCATTAAAAAATGCCACAATTGGAACTGGAGAGCTTGCTGGTGCCCTTGCTGCTGCCCGATCCGCTGAAAATGGAGACAATACAGAAGAGATAGAAGCGAAAATCTCGTCTGTTATGAATGCGTTGAACACGCGACTTTCGTTGATTAGTACAAATATGCAGAACGCCATGAACGGTGCAAGCGGGCTCAAAAATCAGCTCAACGGATTCAGTGCTTCTGCCAATAAGTCCTCTGGTGCCGCTCAAACATTCCTTGACGCATGGTCTACACTTACCTCTGCTATGAAAGAATTCAATGAGCAAAATTATCTTTCAATGCAAACAGTTCAGGATTTGACTGGACTCGAAGATAAGTATACCTCCCTCCTCAAGAAAAACGACGTAACCGGAAAACTTGAGATTCAAACCTCCAAATTCCAAGATCTGATGGAAGCGGAGCTTAAAGAGGCCAAGATCAAGGGCGATAATGCCACTGCTTCTCAGTACAATAAGATTCTTGAGTGGACAGACCGCAATATCCAGAAGCAGACCATGTCCTACTGGGATCTGGTCGCTGCTATCGAAGGTTATTCTGCCGCACTCGAAGAGGCCAAGGGCATCACTGATACCTTCAAAGATGCATGGGATAACGGTAAAACCGTCAAAGAGAAGACTGAAAAGAGTCGAACTGGCGCACTCGATTACGAAGGCACCGAGGCCCAGTCCTCTGCTCTGCAAGATTTGCTCAAGTACAGCGAGTACGACCCCGAGCTGATCGGAAAAGCTTTCAACAAAGAAACCGGCAAAATCGATCTGAGTGGTGATATGCTTAAGAATGCGGTGGTCAAGTCGCTAAAAGATCAAGCCACAGCTGCTCGTACTGAAGGCGGTGCGGCCGCAGAAGCTATTGCTCAAAGCTACGAGAAATCCGCTGAGAATATCGAGAACGACGTTATCTCTGTTCAGGACTACTTTGATGGTTTGGGCTCTACAATCGATGAAGTCAATACAAAAATTGAAGACATTCAGAGCGCATTCACTGACCTCGATGATGTGGTGAATGAGTATAACGCATATGGTGGCCTCAGTGTCGATGCCATGCAGAAGCTGCTCACGATGCAGCCTGAGTATTTAGCATGTCTCGAAATGAACGGTGACCAGTTAGTATTCAATCGAGACAAAATGGTTGAGCTGTTGATTGCACAGCTTGAGGTCAAGAAACAAGAGCTTGCATCCAAAAAGGAAACTGAAGATCAAGCCCAAATTATTCAGCAGATGATTGATATGCTGAAGAAAGACGGTGTGAATGCTATCGCCGGCATGACATACGAAGCCGACAAACTTCAGACTATCTTTTCTAATATCAAAGATCTCTTCTCTTCCCTGCTTGACCTCGTGAACAGCGCCAATGATAAGAAGTCTAATGATCTGAAAATTCAGGGCGACGCATGGATGGATGTCATCGACAAACGTATCGACGCGCTGAATGAGCAGAACGATGCTCAGGAGCGTGCGATTGAACTGCAAAAAGCCGAGGATGCTCTCGCAAAAGCACAGGCCAATAAGACCACTCGCGTCTATGGCGAGAATGGTTACGAGTGGGAGGCTGATGCAAGTGCAGTTCGTGACGCTCAGAGTGACCTCAGCAGCAAGCGCCGTGAGTACAAGAAACAGGAAGAAATCGACCGGCTGAATAAGCTCAAAGATAAGGTTCAGGAAGCCACTAACCTTATTGGCACAAGCTGGGACGACTATCAGAAGAAACTGAAATATACTTCCCAGTTCGAAGCCATGACTTTTGCAGAGATGGAAGGTCACTACGATGGATTTATGGCCTCTGTTGTCTCCAATATGAAGGCGGTCCAGCGAGCAACTAATGTGTCTAATGTCATCACCAAGCTTGAGACACTGATTGATACGCTGACTAAACTTGGAGACGTGCTTGGCAATCTGAATGGGTCTACTCAGAGCGGTGGAATTACGGGTCTGTAGAATCGTCTGCAGCGTGCGGTTGGTACGTTCTCTGATAAGAGTTCTGGTAAAGGATTCTTGGGACGTCTCTTGGATGCAGGAAAGAGCTTCCTTGGCATTGGAGGCTCTAATAAGTACGCTGCAGCAAAAGGATTCCTTGGAGAGAGCACTAGTGAGATTTCTAAACTAGGACAGGCTATTGCAAAATCTCTTGGCAATGTAAAAACGACTGTGGTCTCTGCAGCACAGGGAATTTTCTCTGGTAGTGGCGGATTAGCGTCTGTTTTCCAAGAGGGGTTCGGTGGAGTCGCATCGATTGCCCAAAAAGCGATTGGCGGGCTTGGCTCAATTTTCGGTAACATTAGCACCACATTGGGCGGAACCAAGCTATTCTCTGGCATTGCTGGTATTTTCAAAGGAATTGGTACGACTGTCAAAGCCGCTATTGGTACTGCAGGCGGTACTGGCGTTGCCGGAACTATTGCGGCTGCGGTCAGTCATATTCCTGTCATCGGTACGATTCTCCTTGGCGGTACGCTTGCTGTCGGTGCAATCGGTGGCGGCTCATTTACAAACGGTCTCGCAAAAATCGGTTCCACTATCGGGAAAGCTGTAACTGGTATTGGCAAAACTCTTGGGAAAATAGTCAAGAGTATTGGCAAAACGATCACTAAAGCCATTAGTGGCATTGGAAAATTCTTGTTTGGTGGCACATCTAGCGATGGCACAAAAAAACGCGGTGTGCTTGGCACTATTGTTCATGTTGTCACAGCTCCTATTCGTTGGCTTTTCGGTAAGCGTGCCAAGGGCGACAAATCTATCAAGAAATCCGGCACTTACAATGTCGATGAGGAAGGCGAAGAGATAATCGTCCGCTCTCCTGAGAAAGGACGTCTGACTCAGCTTGAGAAGGGCGACGGCGTTATCCCCGCAAAACAAACCGCGACTTTAATGGGAATCGCCAAGAATCCTATCGGCTGGGTCAAGAACGTAGTCTCTAAAATACCTAGCTCTCGCAACTCTGCTGCTTCCAGCGGATATACGACTATTACTTCTGCGCCTCAAGCTCGCAAAAACACTGCCATTGACTCTAAAGTTGATAAAGTAGTTGAGGCCGTTGACGATATTCGTGACGACAATAAGACCGGACTTATTCCTACGCTGCTTTCAAAGAGCGTTAAGACTCTAGGTGGGTTGAATTTAAAGTTTACTACATTCACAGATAAAACTAAGTCCACTATAAACTCTTCCGGTCAAAGCTCTTCGATTTCGAAATGGTTTGATAAAATAAAGAATATCGGAAGCGCAATAAAGGGCGGAGGCTTAATAAAGGGTTCAATTAGTGAATTCTTCGGCTTTGGTAATAGTAGTACAGGTAATCCTCTTGACAATCTCATTTCTTCTTCCAAATCCAACACACTTGCTCAGCTCGACTCCATGAAATCTCAGTTCGAGAAGACGTGGAAGGATATGGCAAAAGAGGTTGGCTTGAGTGACGATCAGATTGATGCAACCAGTAAAGAAATGTATGGCAATATGCAGAAGCTGGTTAAAGATACCTATGCCGCTATCGGAGACAATACTGCACTGAACGCAGAACAGGTCGAGGGTATCACGAAGAAACTTTTCCAGTCAATGCAAAACACATATACTGCTGGTTTTAACAAAATGGCATCCATGACTGACGAGATGAGTGAGTCTAACGCTAATAAGATGGCAAACTCTTTCAATTCTATGAAAGATAGCTGTTCTAATGCAATGGATTCCATCTCTAGTAAGATGAAGAATAGTTGGAATCAGTGTGGTGGTGGCGTCCGCAACCTGAGTGCTAAAACGGAGTCTACTATTTCTAAAGCTTGGGCTGATACCACTGGTGATACCGAGAAAATGCTCTATGATGTGCGAGCTTGTTTCGATAATAGCTGGGGTATGGCTGAAAGCGGCGTTCGTGACTTGGCTAACAATACTCAAGGTGCAATCAATGGTGCATATAGCACAATCGAATCCAAGAGTGAAGAGACTTTGAATAAAGTTCTCCCTGACCAAATGGCAAATGCCTGGAAGAATGTTGAGCCCGGTGCTACCAATCTTAGTGAAAATATTACGTGGGTCATGGGGAAAGCTTATGATAGCATCACTAAGAGTTGTGATAACACTATTTCTTCTATTCGTGATAGTTTTGGTACGATTGGAAACGATCTGTACAATAAAGGTCAGACAACTCCTACTACCAAAATTACTACTAGCAATAATTCCACATCTTCGAGTAGTCTATCTTCTGGTGGCGGCAGTGGTACTCCCACGACTGTTTCTGGCGGTAAGAGCTTGTTAGAGCTTGGTAAAGACATCTATGAAGTTGGAAGCAACGCAGTTAGTAGTGCAAAAAATGCATGGAACAATTCTTGGCTCGGCGGCAAAGTAAACAACGCTTTCAGTGGGTTAGTAACTACGACCAAAGGAATTGCTTCTAACGTAAAAGAGAAGTGGGATAACTCTTGGCTCGGCGGCAAAGTAAATAACGCTGTAAGTTCCACCAAAGATAAAATCACTAATTCTTCTGCATGGAAATTTGGTGAAAAAGTTGTCAGTGGTTTTGCCAATGGGGCTAAAAATCTTTACAATACCGCCACTGGTAAAAATTCTAACAGTTCTAGCTCCAGCTCTTCCAACACCAGCAGTTCTAGCTCCAGCTCTTCCAGCAGTTCCCGTAATGAGAATAGCGGCAGTAGCTCTAAATCTTCTGGCGGTAGCCTTAAAGAAAAAGCAGAAAAAGCTGTCAATAAAATCGCGGATGCGGGTAAAAGCTTCGTCAATAAACTCATTGGCAAAAAAGCTTCTGGTTCTCGAAACATTCAAAAATCCGGTAAGTATAATGTTGACGAGCAAGGTTCCGAGCTTCTGGTTCGTCAACCGCAAGCTGGGCGTTATACTTATCTTGAAACCGGCGATGGAGTTGTTCCTGCAGATATTACTTCTCGTCTCTTCGAGATGGGTGGCAATCCAGATGCTTGGTTCCAGGATCAGATGTCTAAGTACGGAACGACTTCCTTGTCTTCTAACGGCGGTTCTAATATTGATATTTCCATTGGAGATATTGTTATTCAGAACCCTGTTGGTGGAGCAGAAGATTTGGCAAACGAAATTGTCCGTAATCTTCCCAACAAACTTTCTCAAAAAATGAATAAGCGAAATTAAATAGAGGATATTAAAACACAATGCCGATACCACTGAGTTTCCCCAGCGGGTCGGCTTTTATATTTTTCTTGGAGGTGAAAGAAAGTGTCAAACATAAGTAAAAGTGCAACAGATGTATTAGTTGAGGCCATTTCTTCTGCCGCCAAGAGTGCAGTGGCGAACGCGCAATTTGATGTTTCTTCTTACGGGGTTATTACATCTAAAAATGGATACACCTATAAAATTGCCGCATTTGGTGGCGAATATGTCGTGATTACAAATCGTGATTATGAAGTCGGCCAAAAACTCGTTGTCACCGCAATGCAAAAGAATTTTCGAAATATTATTTTGACTGAAGGAAATCAAAGTCTGGAAGCTGCCAAGGTGCGAACGATCTCTTCGGACTTGAGTGATTTATCAAATAACGTCGATAAAATTGATACAAATCTCTCCAATTTAATCAATCAGACAGAATCGACTAACAAAAACACTCAAGCTCAAATCAGCGGCACCATTAAGACAAACTACGGACATGGAGTCCCGACGAAAGAGAATGCACCTGCCGTAGAATGGGTAAAATGGCATACGGAATGGCATCATGTAAACGAGATTTATTATGATATTGATACTGGAAAATGCTATCGGTGGATAGAAGCGGCTAATAGTACTGAGTCAAAAAGAGAATATATGTGGTATGAGATAATTGACGCAAGTATTATCAATGCGCTCGCTTCTGCCGCTCTTGCACAAAATACTGCCGACAGCAAGTGTCAAGTTTTCCGTTCCGTTCCTGCTCCTCCATATAATGTTGGTGACTTATGGTTTTTAGGCAGTAATGGCGATTTATATATCTGTACTTCTGCGCAGGGAGCGACTGGCTCTTATTCTCATAGTGATTGGGAGAAAGCCACAAAATACACAGACGATACAACTGCAAATGCCGTAAACGACCGTGTGGCAAGTCGTGAAGCAAAAGAAGCAGAAGATTATGCGGAATTAAAAAAATCAGTTGGTTCTACAGATATAGATCTTGACTCTTTTAAAAAGAACGATTTTGTCGCATTACAGGACCGTGTGTCTACCAATGAGGCGGACATACATAATTTGCAAACAAAAGAATCTGACGATTATGCTTCTTTAAATAAAAGGATTGATGATGTTTCTTCTGATTTAAGTACATTCAAAAACGATGAATATGCGACAACAAAAACACAGGTCACTACAAACAAAAATGACATTAGCGCTTTGGCAACCAATTTTAGCGGTCTAAGTAGGACAGAAAAAACTCACTATAATGAGTTGACTAAAAAAATCGATGCAATCACTGCTGACAGCATTTTGAGCACTCTTGGATTGAAAATAAACTCTGAGGGTGCGCTTTGTTATGTTACAACATCTGATTAACTTGGAGGTGATACAGTGAAACCAATTCTATCAAAAATCAATGTATTTAGTGCTAACGAAGACGCTTCATTCCAGTTCGGAGCATATGCCGATATTGACTTAGTTGCCTATATCGTCTTCAAGTCAAAAGATAGCACTGTTTATAAATTTGGCACAGTAGCTCCCACTGGAACTGGCCTAGCTCGACAATTTGTAATTAAAGGTGGTGTCCTCGTAAATCAGCATGACCCTTATTATATCATGATTCGTTGCAGATTAACTGGTACGAACACTTTCAGCGAATATAGTGACAAGATTCTGTTTTATTGTCATGAGAAACCTTCCATTAAATTCAGGGCGTTCTCCGACATTTCCACTTCTAAAATTATCTTTACACCTTCATACTCTTTTGATTGTGATTATACCTACAAAACGGCTGAGGGTGAAGTTATCAATAGATATGAATATTATCTTTATGACTCTAATAAAAACGAAATCAAAAAGTCACAATGTTTTTATTACCGTGACTCTATGAAGAGTTTTTATGTTGATGGCCTTGACAATAATAGTGTTTATTATGTTCGTGCTAAAGCAGAATCAGTTGGAGGCTACCAGCTTGATACTGGGTTCAAACAGTTTAAGACGAAATATAGCGAACAAATTGATGGAGTAATTTTTGATGCAGAAAACGATAAACGGCGTGGTTGTATTAACCTTTTTGCAAAATATCCAGCCAATGTCAAGAGTAACATTACTCATCTTCGGTTTAAGCGCAAAAAGCCTTTAGATGCCACATGGATGACTATTTATGAAAAACAAGTTGACTTATCAAACGATTTACTCTTATTGCCCAACTGGTCAAATGGCTATGTTAGTCAAAGTGGAGTATTTACTACAGATAACATCTCAATGAGCACTAATCTAATCCCGGCAAGTGATTTAAAATCAGTCGAAATATCGGCTGATGGATATATTGCTAGAATTGTAGCATATGACAAAAATCAAAAATTCTTAGGCTATGCAGAAACAAGTATTAAATATTATTCCAACGGAAAAGAATATACCTATAATGAGGCATTGGATCGTTTTTCCTCCATTGGTTCTTTTATGAAAAACCTATAGAAGTCGATTTCAAAAATGTTTAACAAGACACGAAATATTGGGACTTAGGGCAAGTCATCTTGGAGTGTAAGTTATAAGGATAGTATTGCGTATTTCAGGATTAGCGTCATGCCCGAAAAGAATGTCACTAAACCATTCTCTGATACTATTCATGGAATAAAATTGCATTCAGAAAATACCGGATATGTCATAATGGAACACACTGACTGGTATGCGGCTGGGCGCGAACAGCCTTATGAATATGCTGTGTCTCCTGTTGTTAATACTATTGAAAAGGGCTATGTTAAAAAGATAGTAGTCAGTGAATTTGATGGCGCAATTATTACAGATGGAGAAACATCTTATCACATTCTTCTTGAGCCAAAGGTAGACAGTGTTGAGCTAAAACGCACTGCTTCTATCGTCGAAACAATGAGTAGCAAATACCCCTATCTGTATTTTGGCAATGAAGCGAACTATTACTCTGGTGATTTTTCGGGCGTTGGTATTGAATTCGATATGACTCAAGATGAATTTGATGTTGACGGTGGAAATGATTACCGTAAAGAAATCTCAGCATGGCTTACTAACGGAGACGCAAAAGTTCTCAAAATGTTTGATGGGCGTGAGTGGCTAATTGGAGTAAATGGCAGTGTTACTACAAGTTGTTCTGAGCATTATGACAAAGGTACGTTGAGTTTCAACTTTGTCGAAATCGGATCTATTGAGAGTGAAGATGACATGTACAGTAATGGACTGAGCGAATATTTGCCGGTAGGAGGTACAACATGAAGTACTTACCTACAGATGAAGACCTCGCTCTTTTAAAAAGCCATTCTCCTCATATATATTGTCGCATTGATTTATTGGACAAAGATTTTGCAACTGTCGATTCTTTGGAAGGCATTGCGATTGATGGAACTGTAAGTGTTGATTCGGAATCGGATATTCGACGCACCTTTAATACCACGCTGTATCTCGGCAAAAAGAGTGTTGTCTCCGCTTTTGACGAGGAGGACTGGATAAGCAAAAATGTTCGTGTTTTTATCGGACTAAAAGGAAGAACCAAAACTACTTCCCTCTCGTACCCAGAACTTGAAAAAAAGACAAAAGAATCTGCTGGATATAAGAAAGCCAAAGCAGAATATAATGCTTTAGTTTCAAAAATCACTCAAGAAGGTCATGCAAAATACGGGAATATCGATAACATCAATCGTGGCGTGATTGAGTGGAACGATGATAATATGTCTTACTATTCTAAGTTTGTAAAGGAGATGAATGGTGAGACAACTTTTGGGACTACCGTTGGGAAATGGCTTAGTTCTTTAGTTTTTTCAGAATTTAAAAAAGCATTTGAACCAGACCCGGAAGCCATAATCAATAAAGGAGATTATTCTACTGTTCTTGGTTGCGATGATAAATTTAATGGTCTACAAATTGCATACACTCCTCTTTTTCAACCTGATGATGGTGATTTAATCCCTCTATGTAATTCAGAAATATCCAGGTATCTTTCAAGAGTTATTGGTACATCTACAGACCCGGCCACGATTCTACTCAAGGATAAAACAGGTATTTCTATGACACTTTGGGGAAAACCTGTTAAGGTTCATAATATGATTGCGGCAATACAGGGACAAACAGTAAACGGTAGTATGTTATCTGCTGCTGATGTCAGTGCTATTGCTGGTTGGAGCGAAAAAGAGCTTCAAAAAGAATACGGTACTACTAGCATTTATGTTGGTTATTCTATGCACGATGTTCAAGACGAGGTTATTCAAGCGAAGAAGAAGCTTAATGAGGCGTTCAATAAAGAATTTGAAAAAGTATCTGTGCAACGTATAAATGTATTTTCTAAAAATCAAGACGTTCACTGGTTTAATCAAGGCTGTTTTTCTATCTCATCAAATGGATTTACATATAACGCAACTACGAATACAGTGCAATGCTCTTGCGTAGATCTTGTGGCGCGACTGAATGGCGATCTGGCTGGACAGTTGACTGGTCTAAAAACCAAAATCAACAAAGGAACACGTATCGCTCCTGTCATTAAAACAGTCTTAACTGAACAGCCGATGAGCGAGTTTAGCAAATGTGTGATTGATTATTGGACGCGTAATGTTCCCTACGATTTGGAATATGAGACTGGTACAACTTTGTGGCAGATTTTGACTGAGTTACGCGACCTCTATTATCCATTTGAGATGTATTTCGATGATGACGTGTTCGTATGTCACGAAATTCCGAGCGGATTTGATGACCCGCCTGTACTCGACCCAGATTTATTTGCAAGTTTGGTGACGGCAGATGGTGAGTCAGCCACAGTGGATTATTCTACGGTTCGAAACTGTGTTGAAGTGTTTGGTGCCACAATCGATTCTGACGCATATTCTTCGACTGCAACTTATTCTTCCGAAAAGAATTCTCTTACACTGACCGTAAAAGAACTTGCTGTTGATGATGAGGCGAATATATCGTTTATCATGCCTGCGAAAATCACAAGCAAAACCTTGAATATCATTGTTAATTTTGTGACAACAGAAGTTAAGGCCGACGGAAGTGGCGGGACTGAACAGAAGACTACAACAAAAACTTCCCTGCTTTATAAATCTGTTCCTAACGCTGATGGTAACGACGTTGAGCAGGAACCTTCTATCATGGAAGCGGGAAAGTATTATGTTATTCAGTGGTTCCCTGATACAAAGCACTTCTATTTTATTGGACAGCAGCAATCTCATGCTATGGTCAAATTGGTAGATACTGTACCGACCGGCGATAAACTTGCCGCAGAAAAAAAAGAAGAGAACTGCGATAATCTTGAATATGTCTGCATGACTGATCCAGACAATATCGATGATTTGTATAACGCAAAATTCTCAATTGAAAAAATTGGTCGTCGCAATGAAATACTTTCGGGCGGAGACTATGACAACTATACCACGGATGAAAAGGCAATGGAAGTTGCTAAATATGAATTATGGAAGAAGGCACGATTAACCGATGGGTTGGTGGTGCCTATTTTGTTAGTTCCGTGGCTTGATGTTAATGAAAAAATTCAGTATGCGGCTAAATATTTGAATAGTAAAACACCTGTTGATTGGATTATCAAAAGTTTTAGTATCAACCTCGGCGAGGGAACGATGTCTCTTACTATGAGCCGGTATTTCCCCTATTATCCCTACATTGTAGGACATGGTAAAGAAGAAAGCAAATACGACATCTATCAGGACTGGATGCTTGATCAATATTTTCCAGACCTTCGTTCTGATGTCAATAAGAACAATAATCCCACAACTACTACATAAGTTCGCTCGTGCGAAGTAAAGCAAAGGAGTGAGTAAATGGCATTATCATTTGAAGAGTCAAAACGGATGGCCTCAAAATCCGTGATGACGACTAGTTTTACGGCAATCCAAAATGAACCCGTTGTTGCAGACGTGGCGACGATGGATCTAAATGACGTAGCGGCGTTTGCTGCGGTAGATTCCGGCTTTACCCGTAGCGACAAGTACGTTTGGATTGATGATTATGAGGATACGGTTTATTCGTCAATCGACGAGAATCGCAATATTACTGTGAACTCTGCTCAGGTGGATGTCACTCAGGAAAACAACGGTCAAATTGTTCCGTTTGAAATGCCTCGTTTTTACGACGGTATCGACCTGATGGGCATGACTATTCAGATTCACTATATGAACGCCAACAATGAGGAAAACTACGCCGCCCCCATCAATGTTACTTTCAATGATACCAAGATTCGATTCGGATGGTTGCTGAGCGATAATGCTACCGCAAAGGATGGCACGCTCGCTTTTGAATTGATGGCAAGTGGTGCAGTCACAATTCCAAATTCCAGCACTACAAAAAGTTATTTGTGGCGTTCTCGCCCCAATGGCAAATTAAACGTCATTAAGTCTCTTGCTGGTAAAAAGATGACTGATCCGACTGGAGATGACTGGTATACCTCTTTCCTCGCTACTATGAACCAGAAAGTTGGCGAGGCACAGAGCGCGGCGGCTGAAGCCAAACAAAGTGCCAATGATGCAAAAAATGCTGTTGCAAGCGTCGATAAAAAGTTGGCCCAGTATTATAAGAAAACTGAAGTTGATGGCTTTGTCGAGATGCTTCGTGATGAAATCAATGCTGTTGACGGATTGGCTAATTTTGACGTGAAATACACTCCTGAGACTCAGATTATTCAGTTTATGAATGGAGAACAGGAGATTTCTCGTATTACATTGAGCACTGACCCGAGCGTTGATTGGGTGACCGCATATAACAAAACTGTCGATGCGAAAATTGATGAAAAGCTCTCCCCTGTTCAGAACACTCTTACTGAAACAAAAGAGACACTGGACAACCTGAAGACCGAAGTAGGCGACCTCCCTACTACTCTTCAGAGCGACTATTACAACAAGGGAGCAACCGATAAGCTTTTGGCTGACAAAGCCGACAAGACCGCAGTGAGTGGCTTTACGACCGATATTGCCAACATCAAGAGCAACATTTCTTCTATTCAGGATTCTGTTGATACCGCAAATTCGGACATTGCGGAGATTCAGGAAAAACTGAAGGACTTCAACCCCGAAGAGTCTGGTAAGGAATATGACATCACTTATGAAGATTCTAAGCTGAGTCTGTTGGAGAACGGCGGTGTTAAGACTACCGTTGTTATTCAGGGTGGCGGTGGTGGCACAGGCGGCACCAGTGTTATCACTATTGAGCGCTTGGACGGTTCTGCTCTGACTGTTATTTCTGGCGATGCTGCTATCATCAATTACAATTTCAGGTCAGTTGATAATTCTGGAGACGATACCGGCAATGCAACTGGCACATGGTATGTTGGAAATACTAAAGTCGCTACACAGACTATTGTTCAGGGTAAGAACAGCTTCGATATTACTCAGTATCTTCATAGCGGTGATAATAATATTAAGCTGTCTGTTGTTGATAACGTGGGCAGCGTCGGCACTAAAACATGGAGTATCAATGTCATTGAGTTCTACATCGAGAGCATTTTCGATGATGCCCTTATCTACAGTGATGAGGTGACTTTCCGTTATACTCCGTATGGCAATATTAGTAAGACTATTGTCTTTACTTTAGATGGCGTACAGGTTGGCACAAATACCACCACTGTTACTGGTCGTCAGCTTACTTATACTCTACCCCTCCAGAAACATGGCGCTCATCTGTTGGAAGTTCATATGACGGCGGAAATCAACGGTAATACGGTCACATCCAATAAGATTTATAAGGATATTATGTGGGTGAGCGATCTCGATACCACTCCGATTATTAGCTGTGCTGTTCGTAACTACACTACAAAACAGTACAGTAACATCGCTATCACCTATACCGTGTATGACCCCAGCAGTTCAACCGCAAAAGTAACTCTTGCTGTAGACGGCATCACTACTTCTACTCTGTCCGTTGGTCGCACTATGCAAACATGGACATTCAAATCTGCAGCGATTGGCACTCATGTATTGACTATCACATGTGGCGATACTGTTAAAACCATCTCTGTGACTGTGACTGAGCTGGGTATTACTATCGAGCCTGTCAAGACCAATCTGGCTTTTGACTTCAATCCTGCTGGTAAAACTAATGCAGACGAAAATCGCCTTTGGACTGATGGCAACACTAAGATGACTGTTTCTGATAATTTTGACTGGTCTAATGGCGGCTACCAGATCGATGCAGACGGAGACACGTATTTCTGTGTGAAGTCCGGCACAACCGCAACCATTGATTATAAGCTGTTCGCTGACGATGCGAAGAAATCCGGCAAAAATTTTAAGCTCATCTTCAAGACCACCAATGTACGGAACTATGATGCAACCGTCGTTACCTGTCTGAACGACAATATCGGTTTGAACATTCAGGCTCAGAAAATCACCCTGACCAGTGAACAGAACAGTATTGACCTTCCCACCTGTGAAGATGATTTCATGGAGTTTGAATTCAATATCCTGCCTGACAGCCAGTACAATGAGATGGTTTTGTGGCTTGATGGTATTCCCTGTAAGGTTGAGTTGTATGCCTCTAGCGACAACTTCACTCAGGCAAAACCCGTTGGCATTACGATTGGTTCTAATGATTGTGATGTTCAGGTTTATCGCATGAAGTCGTACATGATGAATCTTACCGATGATGAGATCCTCGACAACTTTATTGCTGACGCTAAGAATGCAGAAGAGATGATTGACCGCTATACTCGTAACGATATTACAGACGTCAGCGGCGAACTGAATCCTGACCTACTGGCTGAAAAATGTCCCAACCTGCGTATTATCAAAATCTCTGCTCCGACCTTTACGACTGGTAAGAAGAACGAAGTCCCGAATACGACCATCCAGCACATTTATAAGAATGGCCGCGCCGTGGAAGATAACTGGATCGCTACCGGTTCCCACAAGGGACAGGGCACCAGCTCTAACGCATACGGTGAGTCTGGTCGTAATATTGATATCGATTGTTCTGGTGGCTTTACCTTTGGTGATGAAAACACTGGCAGCAAGTATGCATTTACAGAAAACAGCGTTGGTGAGAAGTATTTTAATATCAAAGTCAATGTTGCTTCTTCTGAGAATGCAAACAATGCCCTGCTGGCAGATGAGTTCAATGAGTTCAACCCGTACATTCGTCAAGCTCGTAAGGACAACCCAAAGGTACGCGACACCATGGCATTCTACCCCTGTGTTGTGTTTATTCAAGAGACAGATACCACAAACGCAACCGTCTTTAAGGATGGTCAGTGGCATTTCTATGCTTGTGGTGATTTTGGCAACTCCAAGAAAAATAGCGACACGATGGGTATGGACCCGAACAATCACAAGGAAGTCATTGTTGAGATTGATAACAACACCGATGCACAGACCCGCTTCCTGAGCGGCGACTTCTCAGAGGAAACTTGGGATGGCGACCACAGTTTTGAATTCCGCTATATCAATAAGGATTGTACTGAGGAAGAGATTCAGGCTGCAAAAGACGCATGGATTCGGGTACAGAATTGGGTTGTGAATGCAGACGATGAGGAGTTCAAGAAAAATTTCGAGAATTACTTTGTCAAGGATTCTGCACTGTTCCATTACCTGTTTACTGAGCGCCACACCATGGTCGATAACCGCGCAAAGAACGTGTTCCCGCACACCTCAGACCTTGTGCATTGGGATTTCTGTTTTGATTACGATAACGATACTGCCATGGGCAACGATAACGAGGGTGGTCTAACTCTGACTTATGGTTACGAGGACATGGATACTATTGGCACAAAGAGTGTGTTTAACGCGCACGACTCTAAGCTGTGGTGCAAGATTCGCGACCTGTTTGCAGATGACCTCGCAAAGATGTTCCTAAACCGCGAGAGTGCCCTAGCATGGAGTTCTACTCGTATCTTAAAGAAGTTTGAGGACTACCAGGATGTGAAACCCGAGCGTTTGTGGGTCATGGATATGCGGCGCAAGTATTTCCGCACTTATGAGGACAATGGTACGACAAGCTATCTGCCCATGATGCACGGTAATAAGCGCCATCAGCGGCGTCAGTTCCAGCGGTATCAGGAAAAGTATATGGCGTCCAAGTATACAGGTACTGCTTGCACTTCGGATGATATGACCATTCGCGGTTACACTCCGACCAATTGGACTGGTGTACGGCCAGACGGTACATTCCATATTACTCCGTATGCCGATACTTACATTTCTGTACGGTACGGTTCCAATCCTGTGAAAATGCGCGGCAAACGTGGTCAGACTTATGAAGTCCCCTGCCCCATCGAAGCAATGAACGATACTGAAGTCTATATCTATAACGCCTCTATCATCCAGAGCATCGGTGATATTTCCGGTTTCTACCCGGGCTATGTTGATTTTAGTCATGGTATTAAGCTGACAGATCTTCAGATTGGTTCTAGTGTCGAAGGGTACTCCAATACTAACATGACTGATTTTGCTGTTGGTAACAATACCCTGCTTGAACATCTAAATCTGCAGAATGTTCCAAATTTGAAGAAATCTATCAATCTGACTGGATGTGTCAATTTGGCCGAGTTCCTTGCTAATGGTTCAGGCGTAACAGGCGTTGCCTTTGCTAAAGGTGGCAAAATTCAAAAGGCCACACTGCCTGCAATTTCCAATCTATCGGTTCAGAATCTGCGTTATCTAACCGACTTCTCTATCGCGAGCTATGAGAATATCACTACTCTGACTGTTGAGGACTGCCCGACCATTGACCTGAAAGAGATGCTACCGAAGTGTACTTCTCTGAATCGTGTTCGCGTCACTGGAATCAACTGGGAGCTGAGCGATACAACTCTGCTTGATAAGTTGTATGGCATGACCGGTCTGGACGAGAACGGCTACAATTCTGATCATTCTGTTATCGAGGGCATTGTACATCTGCCGCTTATCCGCGAAAAACAGCTGGAAAACTTTAAAGCTCAGTGGCCTGATCTGACTATTGAATACAACACTCTTATCGAGCAGTATACATGGACATTCGTTAATAAAGACGGTTCTGTGTTGGATATTCAGTATGTTGATAAGGGAGCCAAAGCAGTTGATCCTACTACGCGCACTGATAATCCTATCTCGATTCCTACATATGAAAGCACTATCAGCACTGATTTTACTTTCAAAGGATGGGACACAGAGCTTGCTCCTGCATTCAGCAATGAAACTGTTACTGCCGTATATACCGAATCCGTGCGTAAATATCATGTTCGCTACATGAACCACAGCAATATCCTTCAGGATACTGAGGCTCCGTATGGCAGTCTGGTTTTGTACGATGGAGACATTCCGTCTTATACAGCTGAAGAGACTGCATTCAAGTTCTATCTGTTTAGTGGCTGGGACAAGGGCGGTTACGTTAATGGAGAGAAAGATATCAATGCTGTGTTCGATAGCTGCGCTTATACCACCGGATATTTTGATGGCAAAGAACTGAAAAATCTCCGACCTGTTGAAATTTATACAATGAATCAGGTCGGTATCGCAAATCAGGTAGTCGAGGACAAGGATGATATTACAATTCGCATGGGCAACGATTTCACTTATGATGACATCGTTGAGAATGTTATCATCTCCAGAGAAACTGCATTCAATGGCAGCAACTATATCGACACTGGTATAAAGTTGCTCAACGAGGACCGTGACTGGGTCATAGCTGTCGATTATTCAATGGCTGGTTCCAATAGTCGAAATTCTACTCTGATGCAATGTTACGAGACGAATGGAACAAATGGCTTCCGTCTCTGGGCAAATGGTCTTGCAAAGGTTTCTTGGGGTACAGGGTCTACCGACGGAGCAAGTTTTGATACTCGGGACATGTTGGTTCTGCGTCACATCAAAGGTGAAAATAGTATCCATATCTATTGCGCAAACTGCTATGGCGACAACATCAATTATGTTGAAATCGCCAAAAATCGTTTGACCAAGACTGACGCCACTCTGGTGCTCGGTTGCGCTAAAGCCGACGATGGCGCATACGAGAACTTTGCTACTGGTGTCATTTACTGGGCGAAGCTTTGGTATGCCGACCTCGGTGACGCTGCCTGCCGACAACTCGCTGCGTGGACTCATGAAGAATTCGAGTTTGAAGCTTGTGGATTTAAACGCTATTATCTCAGCAACTCTAGCAAACGTAGTTCCCTTACCTTCCTACAGAAAACCACCCTCGGAAAGAAAATGGCACTGAGTCAAGCATCCAGCAATGAAAACGGCTGGGGCGGAACGACTGTTCGTACTTACCTTGACTCTCGAATCGTTAAAGCTTTGCCTATTGGTTGGCAACAGTTGATTAAACAAGTCAAGGTCCCGAGTTCAGCAGGTGGTACGTCTACGGATATTGTCACAGCAGATAGCTATTTCTTCATCCCCAGCGCAATTGAAGTTGACCCGACAATGACCACCGAACCTTACGTCAATGAAGGTGATTCTATTAGTTTCATGACTACAAACGAGAGTCGTGCTTGTACAGATCTCGACGGAAATAAGACCAACTATTGGACTCGTTCTCCTTTCATTTCTTATAGAAATTATTTCTATAGTGTTAGCGAGACGGGCAATTTGTATGGTTATCTGTTCCCCAGCGATCAGGCAGGCATTCGCTTGATGTTCTGCGTGTAAGGAGGTGGAAGTGTGTACTATAAGGTTCTTTTGAACGGTCGGGTGATTGATGCGCTTGACCGTCTTTCTTTTGTACGGTATCAGCCAAAGCACGGTATTATGGTGAACTGCACTGAGGATGATGCTCAAGGTATCATCAGTAGTGACGGCAGTCATATCTGGCATGTTGACGGGTATTATCTTATCCCCTCTCCTGAGTATGACACTGTCTTACTTGAAGAGATAGACAAATACGAGTATGAACAGCTGAAAGCCTTGGGTGGTAAAACGCCCGAGGCTATTATTGACGCTTACACTCTGAGCTTAATTCAAGGAGGACTGTTATGAACGAAAAGATTTTTAGTCCGTTCGTTGAAAGTCTGCGCCGGCTTTATCGTGACCATATGATACAAGACTCTTTTTTGGAGAAAAAGCTTGCAGATAAGCGTATTTCAATGAATGAGTATCTGTACATCGTGAATGGAAAGGAGGTGTGATATGTATACTTTTTTGATTAACGAGAACAATACTTTGACTTGTTCTGTTCAAGACGCGATTATGGAAAGAAGCAAAATGGTGGACAAGCTTCACTTCCTGGCAGACCCTACATATAAAGGCGTTGATATGACTGATTATACAGTTAATCTCGAGTATGTCCTTCCTATTAGTAAGCGCTATAAAACGGAAATTCTAACCAAGTCAGATGAGCTGTATAAGAATAAGTTGGAATATATTCTTCCATTCGACACTGATTTGACCAGCGAGCCCGGAGATATTCAGATACAGCTTACTTTTTTGGCTGTAACGATGGATTCAGACGGTACAACTGTACAGCACGTCCGAAAAGTTGGACCGGGCGTCATTCATATCGTCCCAATCCAGAATTGGAGTGATCTCATTCCTGATGCTGCTTTAAGCTCTGTTGACCAGCGCCTGCTTGCTGCTGAGGCGATGCTGAAGGCTCTGAGTGACCGTAACGCTGCTATTTTTGATAGTAAGGCTGATAACCTGAGCTATATCGACCAGAAACTGCAGCTGACCGCAAATGGCAAGCCTATCGGTAATGCAGTCAAGATTACTCAGGAGAGTGTTGAAACTGAAGATGGCAGTCTGCGAGTGGTTGAATTCTGACCGTTCGTTTTTTATTTTTTGGAGGTAACTAGCGATGGCAGAATACTCGAAGCTGGGCTATGGCAACGCAGAGGATGTTGAAGCTGCCATTGCTCTAGGAATGATCGATGGTAAGGATATTATCATCACTAAAGATACATCCGAATTACTTTATGTCCGCGATGATTTGTCGGTGCAAACCATTAGGCCACGTCAATTGGTCTTTGATTCTGTGTCCGCTGCAAACGAAAAAATCAACTCTTCTGAAGATTCTTATGAAGGTCAGACTGTTATGATTCGAGATGAGAAAGGTAAATATTCTCCTTGGATTGTACAGCGCGAAGCCGGCGAGAATGGACAGTTGATGGTTGAACCGTTCAGCGTTGCACCAACAAATTTTCGTTGGACTGAATTTTGATAAAGGAGGATATAATGGCGGAAGTCAAATTTTCATACGGTACAGCGGCTAATTATAAAGCCCTGACCACCAAAGATAACGATACTCTGTACTTTCTGACTGATACACGACAATTCTATAAAGGCACTCAGGAATACTCTAAGAGTTGCAAGTTGGTTAGTTCATTGCCAGAGGCTGACCAGATCCAGGGTGTTATTTACGTTAAAGCAATTGATTTCACATTTCACATTTGGAACGGTACTGATTTTATCCAGTTGAATCGCCCAGTTGTTACTCAGATTCCTGATAGCGGAGCAACCAATGACGATATGCCGACCACAAAGGCTGTTGCTGATTACGTCAATGCAAAGATTGCCGCAGTTGAGGGTAAAGAAGGACTCTTTGTTACAGATGTCACTTATGAAACAGATAACGGCGTACTGAATGTTTCCAAGAACGGTGAACCTGTAAAGACCACTCTGACCGGTGTGGTTCATGCGCCCACATACGACGCCGAGACTCGCACTATTAAGATGCCCGTGTTTGGCGGGGATGTGCTAACTATTGCACTCGGCAAAGATTTGGTCGTTACCAGTGGTACATATAATACTGAGACTCATAATATTGAGCTGACTATCACTACCGGCGAGGTTATTAAAATTCCTGTTGGCTCTCTGATTGACATTTACATCGGTATCGCCACTTCCACTGCAGAGGTCACGGTATCCGACGATAATAAGATCAGTGTGAACGTGCGTGTGTCCGCTAAGGCAAACAACAGCATCGTCATTGAAGAGGACGGCCTGTATGTGGCTGTTCCTGATGCTTACACTAAGGCTGAGACTGATGCAAAAATCAAGGCTGTGAGTGATACTCTGGCAGACCATTCGGCAAATACTATTATTCATATCACTGCTGAAGAACGCGAAGCATGGAATAAAAAAGCTACTGTTGAACAGGTCAATTCTGCAAAAGATGAGGCCATATCTATAGCAGCAGCTGACGCCACCAAGAAAGCCGAATCCGCTCTCTCTGATGCAAAAACTTACTCTGATGGTTTGAACACCGCAATGGACAATCGTGTTAAGGTTGTCGAAGGTGCTATTACATGGAAGACCATTGTTTAATTTAAACTTACATTCCCTGCCATGTCAATTTTGATGTGGCAGGCTTATTTTTATATCGAAAAGGAGTTAAACGATGTCAATATTATCACTACGTGAAATCAATCAATCGCAACTTGACACGGCTCCAGTGATTGACGGACAAATCATCATCTGTCTTGACACCGGAAATGCCTATCGAGATTCTTCTATAGCTCATGTAAAAATCGGAAACGATTTGGAGGTTGTGAGCGAACTCCCCTTGGCTCCTCTCGCCAATAAATTGTATTATCTCCGACCCGACAAACTGTACGCCTACAACGGCGGTGACTGGGTGCTACTGAATAGTAGCGGTGCTGAATTTGTTGGAGCGACAACAGCAGTGGACGGCACAAAAGGTGCTGTCCCCGCCCCTGAAAAAGGCGGTCAGCGTTGGCTCGATTCAACTGGAAAGTGGACTGTACCTGAAAATGCTACACAAGAGTCGGCGGGTTTTGAATCACCGCTAGACAAAATCAAACTGGATGGTATTGAAGATGGTGCGAATAACTATGTTCATCCCATTTATACGGCAAAAAACAGCGGAATGTACAAGATTACCATAGACGAACAGGGTCATGTGAGCACCGCTACTGCTATTGGTAAATCTGATATTACTGGACTTGGTATTCCTGCGCAGGATACTATTTATTCCGTTATGAAACCTGCTACAGCTTCTACCGCTGGTGACTCTGGTCTTGTCCCTGCCCCTGAAGCTGGCAGACAGGATCAGTTTTTACGTGGAGATGGCATTTGGGCAATGCCTACAAATATTCAGTACAACGATGCTACTCAGTTTGATCACGGTTTGATGACTGCTACCGATAAAAAGAAGTTGGATGCATTTGGCGATGCAAACACTTATGCATTGAAGTCTGATGTTGTCCAAACATACCGCTATAAAGGTTCTGTTACTTCTGTAGACAAATTACCGACCAGTGACCAAGTCATTGGTGATGTCTATGACGTTGGTGACGGTATGAACTATGCTTGGAACGGTACTAAGTGGGATGCACTTGGCGAAATTTTTACAATTACAAAAATCACAAATACTGAAATCGACACTATTTTGGCAAGCTGATTTCAGTTTTTACTGAGACAGGAGGTCGATTTATGGGATACTTAGATCTTGCCGGATTGCAATATCTGTGGGATAAGCTGAAAGAAAAGTTCGCTTCAAAAAGTCATAGCCACGATGACAGGTATTATACTGAGGCTGAAATGGATGGCAAGCTGAACAGCAAAGTAAACAATAACGAAGCAGGGGCGAATGAGCTATTTTCCAAACTTACCACATCTTGGGGTGCAACCCCCACTGATGATACTTATTTTATTCGACAGAATATTAACGGCGGAAATCAGTTTGGTCGCGTGAAATTTTCTACTATATGGAACTATATCAAAGGTAAGGCGGATGGGGTGTATCAGCCTAAGGGTAGCTATGCTGCGAGAGAACACACTCACGATGATAGATACTATACTGAGGCTGAAGTGAATTCAAAATTAGAGGCAAAAGCTAGTAGTGGTCACACTCATGATTTAAATTCGTCTTCTTTGACAAAACCTGTTGATAATGTGACCACTAATAGTTAGGATATGGTTGGTGGGAATAAAGGGTTTTTACTTCGGTCACTTCGTATGCAAGCGAAAGCTCCAGACTGGTTAGAAGGTAACTATGCAGCAGGCATTGCATTTGGTGGTTCAGATACAAAGGGAGTTATCAGCCATGCGTATAGTTCCCCTGCTATTAAATTTGCAGGAGGAAACGGTTCCGCCCCTGTCTGGTGGTTGCGGCTGACTGGCACAAGTGGCAAAACATATAATTTAAATGCCATGCCTCCGGCTAGTCATACACACAATAGTATTAAAGACGCTGGAAACAATTCTTCAAATACAACATTTGCATATTCAAAAGCCGGCATGAATTATGGAGATTACACTTGGCTTGCTGGCTGGAATGGGTATGAACTTCGCGCCGTAAACAAGAGTCAATTTGCTACTGCTGGGCATACACACGCATAGACTGGTATAACGGGTAAACCAGAATTGTATACTAAAGCTGAAGTTAATACTCTCATGAAAAAGGCGATGTACAGTGAAGGAAAACTAGTAGGAACCGGTAAAGTGACTTATAGTTATAATAGCGATGGCACATTAGTCGTTCCGTCCACGAGCGATTACATTAAAATAGTTAACGTTGTTGATGATTATACCACCGGTAAGTACTATACGGTTCCCCAAAATACAAAAATGGTTAGGGGAACTACTATTCGCACCAATAATGGTACTAACGACGGAAAAATAACTTTTGATACAAACGGCAAAATAACTTGTGTTGGTTATTGTACATCGCCTAAAAATGGCACTTGTACTTATTATATTGAAGCTTATCAGTATTATTGATAAGGAGGTGATGAAATGGTTGTCGATAAATTAGTATAGACTGGATATGGTTATGTTAATCGCAATAGTTCTATAAATCTTACTATTCCTTCCTATGTAAATTACATAGTTATTAAAGGACTCTCTGCCCCTATTGATGACATTAAAATTGTCAAAGGCTGTACAACAGAGATCTTTTATCCAGCCAATAGTTATACAGGTATGTCTACTGTATCTTATAATTCAAATAATACTTTAAAAATATCTTCTAGCGACATATCCGGTGGTTGGGCCAAATTGTGGTTTGAAGGATATCAGTATCTTTAAGCTAAGGAGGAACTATGTCGCAAGAAATATTAAAACCGTTTCTTCTTGATGAGACCGGTCAGCAAATCGTAATAGCATTGCAAGGTATCACCGAACAACTGACCGCCATTAAAGAGGAGCTGCAGAAACAAAATCAAAGTACAACAGACACGCCGTCCGAATAAAAAGAAAGAAGCCCTCAGCTTTTCGGCTAAGGACCTCTTCCCCACATACATATTAGAGTAGGTAACACATAATTTGCTCGACGAAAGTAAATCATGCTGTAACACTACTATACCATGATGTGCAAAATTTGTCAATATAAAAAGAATCGAGGTGATTAAAATCGTATGGACGAATTATTGAATTTTTTCCTAAATCATCTCGGCTCAGTGATGGCCGGGAGCGGCGGATTGATCGCCGTTGTTATGTCAGTGATACAAGTCTCTAAAATCGAGATCAATCCGTGGTCTTAGGTGGCCACTCACATTGGAAACGCCCTGAATGCCGGTGTGATGAACGAGATTAAGGAAACCAAATCTGAGCTCAAAGATATTCGCTCCGAGCAAGAAGAGACTCGTAAAAAGTTAGACAATCACATCGAAAAGGGTGAAGAAACCAAAGCTGACGGTTATCGTAGTCAGGTGTTGCGCTTCAATAATGAACTCGTTCGCGGGCTCGGCCACACCGAAGAAGACTTTGATGATATCCTTGATGTCATTGGGAAGTATGAAGATTATTGTAAGACTCATTCCAACTACAAGAACAACAAGATGCCCTTCGCCATCAAGAACGTGGGGCGCGTATATGACGAAATGCTACGCACTAATGGTTTTTTGAAACCAAAAGAATAAAATCACGTGATTCATGACCTCGAACGATGTGTTCGGGGTCTTTTATTTTTATCAGGAGGTATATTATGATGAACTTTTTCAATCAGGTTGTTGCTACTATTGCCCAGCTAGTCGTCGCAGGTGCTGGTACTGCTTTTATGGTCTATGGTATCCCCTATCTCAAGAAAATTGGCGTCTATAAGCTTGTCCAGATGACCGTTCGCGCTGCTGAGAAGGTCGGCGCAACTGGTGTTATCAAGAAAGCTGACAAAAAGAAGTATGTTATCGCTGCTCTTGAGAAGATGGGTGTTAAGATCACTCCGACTATCGACATGATGATCGAGGCTGCCGTCAAGGAGCTGGACATTCAGAATGAGAAGATTGAGAACGAGTTGAAGAAGAATTGAGGTGCGCCACATGGCAGTAAATACATACTCAATGAAAAAAGATTGGAACAAAAAGGTGTCGGCTCATTTTTCCGTCTATGAGTTCGCCTGCTCCGACCACAGTGATACCGTTCTAATCGATACAGAGCTTGTCTACATTCTTGAACAGGTGCGGGCTCATTTTGGCAAACCTGTCCATATCAACTCCGGCTACCGCTCCCCTTCTTACAATATTTCCATCGGCGGCAGTCCTCGCAGTCAGCATTGTTTGGGTACGGCAGCGGATGTTACCATCAAAGGTGTTGACCCAATTCGGATTGCGCTATATTTGGCCTCCATGCCTTATTTCCAGAAGCGGGGCGGCATCGGCTATTACAGTCGAGTACAGCTAACAGGAGGCTTTGTTCATGTTGATGTGCGGAGCTGGAAGTCTCGCTGGATTAGTAAGGCTGGAACTGCTTATGTATCAGTGAGTAAAATCATGCCTACGATTCGTCAGGGCGCGAAAGATTGCACTGGCGGCATCTCGTATACAGTCACCGTGCTGCAGAGACATCTAGGCGTAAAAGCGGACGGTATTTTTGGAGCAGGCACTAAGACAAAACTGATGGAATGGCAAAAGGCGCATGGCTTGATTGCTGACGGTATCTGTGGGCCAGCTACATGGGGTTCGTTTTGATGGAACATCAGAATACTCTTCGTGTAGGAGATAAAATCAAATTAGACGGAATATTATATTCAAACAGCCAAACACATTGTGGGATGCGCCGCTCTGGTGAGTGGTTTATTTATGATGGAAAACTCGTCAATGGGCGGTATCGAGTGACGAATCTTGAAAGCCGCATTGGCAAGTATCCAATCTCAGTAAATGTGTCGGGCTATGTTGAGTCAAGCGATATCGAGCTGATATAAAACGAATGGGGTACCAGTCCAATTAAGGATTGATACCCCATTTTTTAGCATTTACTTCTTTTCTGCGTAACTACAGAAATCGTCAGGTTTAGTATATACAGGCGCTGCATCATCTTGTGTAAAGTGGGCACAACTACACAGATTCCCATGTTTATCCCATGCGTTCCAAAGATCGCAGTCCTTACAACAAATTACTTCTATTTTATTCATTTTATTTCCTCTTGTAGCCATTCTTTCCAGCCATCGATTGTGTGCGGGCAATTGTCCTGTTGAGCCACAATTTCATTCAATGCTGCCGCAAGTTCTTCGTCGCTCATTTCGCGGATAGCCTGTGCTTTATTATTTTTGCGACCGAATTCATCCTCACTGTGCTTGTGAAAAATAAATCCGAGCGCGATATCAAGTATCGTTGGATTGTTCATAGTTCCACCTTATGAAGTACGATTGGTGTGTCTTCAGGATTTGCGGCGACAGTCATAGGAGACAGCCACTTCAAGATAAGTTTTCGTTCTTCGGGCTGTGTTTTTGGGCCTATCCAAAAATGATGCCAATGACCGCGACGTATATGAGGACGTGGCGAATTATGGCCGCTTTGATTGCGCTCTGTCCGCTCAGACTGTTCGCGTATTTTTTGTTGTCTTATCGCAGCTCCAACACGAATGCCAACATCCCACTTTCGAATTTCAGAATATTTATCCTTGAGTGTTTTTCCTCTTTTGGTGATAAAAGACTGCTCGGAACTTGGCGTGATTTCTGCGTTCTGTGCAAGAATATATAATATCACTTGAAGGATTTGTTTTAGGAATATTTTTGTTTCTGCAGAATCCTGCATCGCTTTTAATGCCAACCGTTTCAGTTCTTTATCTCCGTTCGTATTTTCAAGCGCTTGTTTGTCGAGCATATCCACGCTTTCTTCTATTGTTTTTGCTCCAATATGAATGGAATAGCTGAATATGTCTCCGTCGTCAGTAAGAAAAACTGGTTTTAATTCTTTATCCCCATTGATAACATCATATTCCAATGTCACAAAGAACCCATGAATTTTGTCTGCCCTATAATATGTGTTTGGAAGTTCCACATAAAAGCACGGATACGGAAGCTGTAATAATATTTCATCAGGGACATCAAGTTCTCCGTCTTGCTCAAATAAAAGGTCTTTTAAATCTTCGTCAACAACATAAACCTCTTTACTTAGTCGCCACGGGGCCAACGCAAATATCACCTGAGCCATAGATGTTATCCCCATTCTTATATCAATAGGGAGCTTGTTTAAATCATATCCTTGAGATGCCACCGCCAACGCAGCGCTCATAGGGGCGTAGCACCATTCAGGCCATGATCCAAGTTCTGGAGATCCGTTTTCACTATGAAACATCGCCATCTGTTCCCAAGCTTTTGGGTAATGCGCTGTAATTTTTTTCAAAATATCGAGCGGAAGATATGCTTCTTTTTTCATGATTCGAACTCCGGCATCATGTAAATATTTTCAGCTTCTTGATGCGTTTTATTCCAGATGTTCAATATTTGTTTCGGAGTGATTGAGTGGGATTTTTCAAAAGACAGCTGAGCATTATAATTAAGTTCAAATATCGCGTTTAACATAAAAACGACTTGCTCTCTTGTAAGTTTGCTTAACCAATTTTCGACGACAATATCAAACACTTTATCTGCAGTCCACTCCATAAGAAGCGAGAGCTCTTTCTCCTCATCTTCCGGTTTCCTTTTTGAAGGAACCATAAAATTCATCATATTTGTAGCCGGAAGAACGCTAAATCCATCATCCCACATTTTTTGATATTTTTTCATGGCCAAATCAAATTTCGTATGATGGTCTTTATCTAAATCCATGGCGCTGGCATAAAGTTGAATATAACGCGAATGTAGTTCTTCATAAATGTCCATATTGCCACAACTCCTTTGTATAAATTGTATCATACGGATAACAAGAATTCAAGAAAAGGCGCAGGATTACTCCCACGCCCATCATGAATGCATCGTTGTTCAAATGCGATTTTCAATTTTAACGCTGTTTATGTACTGGCGTCACTAGGACGCCGGGGCTGCTGTGTCACATCAGAGCTCTTACGATTAAGACTCAAAATCGGATTCGACTACTGTGCTAGTGGTGTAAAATTCAAATTGGTGTCAAAGTGGTGTAAAACGATTCCGAAATAGATGATTTTAGTCGTAATATCGATGTTTTCCAGCCATTGAGCAAAATTAGGTATATTATACCCGATTTTTCCAAGATTCTCAAGCCTTGTTCCATT